ATGAAAGCAGTAAGCGATAAGGTCATCCAGCAGACCACCGATTCGATTGAGCGTCCACCCGGCGGGGGAGATCCGGCTACTGAACCGGATGCCGCAGCCGTGGGTGCGGATACAGTAAACAAAGCGGCTGCAACGACACCGAAGAAAATTTTCGTCTGCTCGCCATACCGACCGACTTCAAAAACAGAGGAATGCAGGAAAGATGAGCTGATGGCGAATATCAACCGCGCCAAGACCGCCTGCAGGATTCTCACCACACTGGGGTTTCTACCGCTGGCACCGCACCTGTACTTCACCCAGTTCTTAAAGGATGAGGATGCACAGGAGCGTAACACCGGCATGAAGCTGGGAATGCGCTGGCTGGAGGAGGCGGACGAGCTCTGGGTGTTCGGTAACACGATATCCGAAGGGATGGCGGCAGAGATCGAGAAAGCGCATGAGCTGAACAAGCCGGTACGCAATCTGCCGGAGCCGGGGCGAGTGATCGAACTGCTCTTAAAGAGCATCTCGGAACAGTACCATGTTCCGCTGGATGATAGGAAAGCTGAAAACAGCAACGGGCAGCAGGAAGCTGCAGAAAGTGAGGAAAACAATGGCTAACGAAAAGAAGAACGGGACTCTGGAGGAGATCATCGTGGAAATGCTCAAGGAAGGCAAGGCTGTCCGCATTCCTCTCAAGGATGTAGTGGACAAGATGCAGGAGAATGTTAAGGCTGCGGAAGATGCGCAGGAGGCGGTTCAGCCGGAAACTGAGAAGTCGGAAGCGGTGCCGCAGGGCGGACAGGTCAAGACCGTGCCGATCAATATCCACATCGACAACCTGCATATCCACATGGATGAACGCATGACTTCCTACAACAACTTCGAGGGTGACTCCGATGAAACGGATGAGCCTGATGAGGACGAGCCGGAGGACATTGATGTGGATGCGATGATCGGTCTCATCAAGGCAAAGACCGGTTTGTGCGAGAAGGTCATTCTGGCAGTGCTGGCCGCCCAGGAGGAGTACCTCGATTCCATTTGGGGCGAGAACATGGATGAGGAGGACAAGGCATGATGGATGAGATGAATGTTTTGAATGCTCCAAAGAAGGTCGTGGATGGGCTGACCGAGGTCTTTGAAGGACTCGCCCAGATGTTTGAAGGCGTGTCTGACCAGCTTGAACTTCTGGGCGCAGATGCTGCCTCGGAGGATAAGCGTATCTTCCCGATCGTGGATCAGGAAGCTCCTGCCGTGTCTGAGAAGAAAGGTGCAGCAGCATCGCATCCCCGCAAGAAGCCGATCAAGAAGACCCGAAAGGTCGAGGAGACTTCAGACAAGCTGGAGGAACCTGTCACTGACAGCAATAGCGATGCCACTGCAGACACACAGCCAGATGCCGAGAACAGTGCCGGGGAAGCAGAGGAAGAAGAAAACTTCCCGGCGGATGATGCCGATGATCTTCCGTGGGGCGAGGATACCGGGCAGGTGAAAGAGACCGGCCAGAAGGACGAGCCGACCGATAAGACCAGACAGCCTGATAAGGCGCAACAGGCCAAGCAGGAATCACTTGCTGCCACTACGACATCGTCTGCGGTGACAATCACCAAGGATGATATCACAGCGGTCATTGTGGCGAAGATTAAGAAGAAGCGTGATAACAACGAGAAGATTGGTCAGCTTCTGAAGACCTATGGTGTCGGTCAGCTCTCTGACCTTCCTTCGGAAAAGTACGAAGCGTTTCTGGCTGATGTCTCCCAGATTTAAGGGAGGTCATTATGCCAGAAGTACACGCAATCCTGTCTGCTTCCAGCTCGAAGCGGTGGCTGAACTGTACGCCATCGGCAAGGCTGGAGCAGAACTTTCCAAATGAATCCTCGGTGTATGCCGAGGAGGGTACTGCCGCCCATGCGCTGGGTGAGTATAAGCTCCGCAAGTACCTTCATGAGAGGGTGCAGCGTCCAACCTCTGAGTACGAGAACGAGGAGATGGAGGCGAACACTGACATTTACGCAGAGTTCATCATTTCAACGGTGGAGCGCATCAAGGAAACCTGCCCGCATCCACTGGTCATGGTGGAGGAGCGGCTCGATTACAGCTATCTGGTTCCATCTGGCTTCGGTACCGGCGACTGCGTGATCATCGCAGACGGGACACTGTATGTCATGGATTACAAGAACGGCAAAGGCGTATTCGTCAGCTGTGACCACAATCCGCAGATGATGCTGTACGCCTTGGGCGCTTATCACGCCTACGGATACCTGTACAACATCAAGCAGGTGTCCATGACCATTATCCAGCCGCGACTGGAAAATATCTCAACGTATGAATGCAGTGTGGAGGAACTGCTGGACTGGGCGGAGACCTATGTCAGACCGAGGGCGAAGCTGGCCTTTGAAGGAAAAGGTGAGCAGGTTCCCGGTGACTGGTGCCGGTTCTGCAGGGCGAGGACTTCCTGCAAAGCCTGTGCCGAAGAAGCTCTGGCACTGGTGAAGGAAGAATTTCTGGATCTGGACGAAGGTGTTCTTACCGATGAGGCGGAGGAGACCGATGCCACAGCAGCTTATAATCCGGACACCTCCGCACCGACCTTCAAGTCCCCAGCGCTCCTTTCCAAGACGGACATCGAAAAGATGCTCCCGACCCTGAATCGCATTGAGTCCTGGATCGAAGCTATCTTCGCCTATGTCAGTTCCGAAGCCATCAACCACGGAGTTGTGTGGGATGGCTATAAGGTGGTCGAGGGCAGGAGCAAGCGGCAGTTCCTTGACACAAAGTCGGTGGTGACCGCAGCAGAAAAAGCCGGATACACCGACATTTACAAGACCGAGCTGATCTCCCTTACTGAGTTTGAAAAGCTCATGGGAAAGAAAAAGTTCAAAGAGATTCTGGGAGAGTATGTGGTCAAGCCACCCGGTAAGTTGGCGCTTGTACCAAACTCCGATCCCAGAGAGGCAGTCGATCTGGAGACTGCCGAGGATGAGTTCACGCCCCTTGACTGAGGCTGGACATAGAAAACCGCATTACACAACAGGATGCCGCAGTCAGATAAGAGGCGCGGCATCACAAAAGAATTTGGAGGATTTTTATTATGGCTAAGAAAATTACCAGTGCAACGAAGCTCGTTATCCCGTGCCGTATCTCTTTCGCCAACATCTTCGAGCCGAAGAGCATCAATGGCAGTGAGGCGAAGTATTCCGTTTCCTGTCTGATCCCGAAGGACGATAAGAAGACCCTGCTGGCGATCCACAAGGCGGTCGAAGCAGCGAAGGAAGATGGCAAGGTACGCAAGTGGGGCGGCAAGCTCCCGCCGAACCTGAAACTTCCGCTGCGTGATGGTGATATCGACCGTCCGGATGATGAGAACTATCAGGAGCACTTCTTCCTGAATGCCACCAGTAAGGATGCACCGCAGGTCGTTGACCGTCACGTCCAGCCTGTGGTTGACCCGATGATGGTCTACTCCGGCTGTTTCTGCAATGTCAGCGTCAATTTTTACCCGTTCAATGCCAACGGTAACCGCGGCGTAGCGGTAGGTCTGGGCAATATCCAGTTCGTCAAGGATGGCGACCGTCTGTCTGGACGTGCATCTGCAGACGCTGACTTCGATGCCCTGGAAGATGACGAGGATGTTCTGGGCGGAGACGCCGGTGAGGAACTGCCGGATTACCTGCGTTAAGCACGGACAATTTGTACACAGCTAAGTAAGCAGGCCGGGGGATGTGTCAGAACATCTCCCGGTTTTTACATGAAAAATTGATTCACATGACGGATTGATTCAAACGAAGGGGTGAGATTTTTGAAAGAAATATTGGTCGATATTGAGACTTACAGCGAGGTGGACATCGGAAAATGTGGTCTATACCGCTATGCTACGGACCCCAGCTTTGAGATCCTGCTGATTGCCTGGGCAACCGATGAGGGAGCCGGCTTTGGTGAAACCAAGTGCGCTGACCTTGCATCAGGAGAAACCATTCCAATGGAACTGCTGGAGGCATTTCAGTCCGGAAGTGTGCGGCTGATCGCACATAATGCTGCCTTTGAGCGTGTCTGCTTCTCTGTTCATTTGAACCGGCACTGTCCCGGACAGTATCTGAAACCGGGAGATTTTCTCTCGCCGGATAGCTGGATCTGCACGATGGTCATGGCGGCATCGTTGACTTTGCCGCTGGCACTGAAGGATGTCGGTACGGTACTGAAGACCAGCCAGCAGAAAGACAAAGAAGGTGAGAGGCTCATCAAGCTGTTTTCTGTACCGTGCAAGCCGACCAAGTCAAATGGGATGCGCACCCGGAATCTCCCGGAGCATTACCCGGCAGACTGGGCGAAGTTTAAGTATTACTGCATTCAGGATGTCAATACCGAGGTGGACATCTACAAGAGGCTGAAGAAGTTTCCAATGACGGAACTGGAATGGCAGCACTACCGCACCAATGAGCGCATCAATGACCGTGGCGTGAGGATCGATACGGAGCTGGTACAGGAAGCGATCACCTGTGATCTGATGCTCTCGGACGCCATGAGTAAGAAAGCCTACGAACTGACCGGGCTGGAAAATCCGAATTCCGTATCCCAGCTCAAGACCTGGCTGGAGGAGCGTGGCATCCCGATGGATACACTCGGTAAGAAGGATGTGGCGCAGATGATCACCGAGCTCGATAAGAACGGTGTGGATGCGGAAGCACTGGATATGCTGAAGCTCCGACTTCAGATGGCGAAAAGCTCTGTGAAGAAATACCAGGCAGCGGAACGTTGTGTCTGCTCGGATGGCAGGGCAAGGGGACTGTTCCAGTTCTACGGAGCAAGCCGTACCGGTCGATATTCCGGCCGGAATATCCAGTTACAAAACCTCCCACAGAACCACATTTCCACACTGGATGAGGCGAGAACACTCGTGAAGATGGGGTGCTTCGATATGGTCGAGAGTATCTACGGCAATACGCCGGATGTTCTCTCGCAGCTGATCCGCACCATGCTGATTCCGAAAGATGGATGCGAGTTCATCGTGGCAGACTTTTCTGCCATCGAAGCCCGTGTGCTTGCGTGGGAGGCAGAGGAGCAGTGGGTGTTAGATGCATTCCAGAACGGCGAAGACCTCTACTGTGCCACTGCTTCCCAGATGTTCCATGTTCCGGTCGTCAAGCACGGCATCAACGGTGACCTGCGGCAGAAAGGGAAGATCGCAACGCTGGCTTGTGGCTACGGCGGCTCCTCCGGCGCACTCATCAGCATGGGTGCATTGCAGATGGGACTGAAGGAAGAAGAACTCCCGGAAATCATCGACTCATGGCGGGAAGCCAACCCGAAGATCGTGCAGTACTGGTGGGATACCGAAAAAGCTGCAATGACTGCCTATAAGACCGGGGAACGACAGGAGGTCGGCAAGATCGCCTTTGAGTTCTATTCCGGCACCCTCTGGATGGTGCTTCCGTCAGGCAGGAGGCTCGCCTATCTGAAGCCGAGACAGCAGCCGAACCGCTTCGGTCGTATGAGCCTGACCTATGAGGGCATGGGACAGAATCACAAGTGGAGCAGACAGGAAACCTACTCCGGTCGGCTGGTCGAGAATGCGACACAGGCGATTGCCCGTGACATTCTGGCGGAGTCAATGGACCGCATCTCAGCAGAAGACCTGAACATTGTGGCCCATGTTCACGATGAAGTCATCATCGAGGCACCAAAGGATCAGTATACAGTGGATGAAGTCTGTAAGCTGATGTCCGTCAATCCGGCATGGTGTAAGGGCTTGCCGTTGGCTGCAGCTGGTTACAAGGGTGACTACTATTTCAAAGACTAAGGGGGGAGCAAGATGCCGCATGTACTGAAAATGAAGGACGGAAAACTCCTGACACCATTTGGTATCCGAGACCTGTTGGATGCAGTCGAGGACTATGCCGGCGAGGAACTCCGCCGGGAGATCGAGGAGTATATCGAAACCAATGTGGAGGATATCGATGATTACGAAAAAGAGTATGACCGCATGGAACGGGATGGTGAACGACTTGCAGACCACCAGCGGTCAGTCCTCTGTAACATTCGGGACGAGGTGGATGCTCTGGACACACTCCTGCAGGATACCAGGTTGAGCCGCAGGCGTATGCAGGGAGCGGTCAAGATCATCCGGCAGATGATCAACCGGGAATTGTAAGCACTTGGAACTTAGAATAACACGGCGTCATTGTTATAAGGACACAGACGCATAAACAGGCGTATAAATATGCGCCGCAGAAATGAAAGGGAAAACACTATGAAAACAGGAAGAAATTTGCAGGAAGTCCTGGTCGAGTTGAACCGTCAGAATCAGGCAAAGCAGGACTTCATCAGTCCGGCGCAGGGAATGCGTCTCCGGGAAGATGGACACACCTTTGAGATCAACCATCTTACCACCAGCCAGCAGGAGGTGTTCGGTACGACCTCGCTGTTCCATCGTCAGGTGGCTTCGGCACTGGGTATCCCGGCCAAATACTATGATCTCATGCAGGCACAGAAACCGGAGCTTCTGGCTGAGAACGTGAACAGCTGGTTTGCGGACAAGCCCAGTTCTTACATGGTCCGTTCAATGGATTACGGTGCCGGACAGGTGGCCCGTGCGCTGCTGTCGGAACGGTACCACCGAATTGACAACATGGAAATCGCCACATCTGTCCTGCCTCTGTTCGCCGGAAACGATCAGTACGAGGTGATGTCTTGCGAGGTGACGGAAAACCGTCTGTACCTCAAGGTGGTCAATCACCGTCTGGAGATGGAAGTCCGCAAGGGCGATATCGTACAGGCCGGTGTGATGATCTCCAACTCCGAGGTTGGTCTGGGGGCTGTATCCATTCAGCCGCTGGTATACCGTCTGGTCTGCACCAACGGTATGATAGTGAACGACATGGGCGAACGCCGCCACCATGTCGGCCGGCAGGCAAAGGCAGTGGAGGACAGCTTTGCACTGTATTCGGATGAAACGATGGAAGCGGAAGACAAGGCATTTCTGCTGAAGCTCCGCGATACCACGATGGCCGCTATTGACGAGAGCAGATTCTCGCAGGTGGTCGGCCGCCTGCAGGAATCTATGGCAGTACCGATCACCGGCAAGGTGCAGGACGTGGTGCAGCTGACCGCGCAGAGCTATGGCATCAATGCCGAGGAGCAGGAAGGCATCCTCAAGTACCTCATCGAAGGCGGCGACCTTTCTCTGTACGGCCTTTCCAATGCGGTGACCCGCGCATCGCAGGACGTGGTTTCCTATGACCGTGCCACCACACTGGAAGGCATCGGCTGGCAGGTCGCCACGATGGAGCCGCAGCAGTGGAAGCAGATCAATCAGTGAGGGGGCGGCTATGGAAGAGGTCATTCACTGGATCACAGAACACAAAGAGGAAAGCGCTCCAAACAGGAAAGTCAGCCACAGCCACCCGGACCCGACAGCCAATGAAGCCATCGGCAATGTGGTTCGGGAAGAGCGCAGGAAGAAGCACCGCCCAAGGAAACGCCCGAAAAAGGAATACCAGGAAAAGAAACGCCCACGCATCGGTGCATGGCGGGCAGAGGAGGCGAAGTCGGATGAGGGAGAATGAAGTCGAAAAGCGGTTTGTGGAAGCAGTAAGGGCCGTCGGAGGACAGGCCCTTAAATTTACCAGTCAGACTATGAACGGCGTGCCGGATCGGTTGGTTCTACTGATCGGTGGCAAGTGTGCGTTTGTGGAGCTGAAAGCTCCGGGCAAGCAGATGCGAATCCTTCAGCGGAAGCGCAGACAGCAGCTGGAGGCACTGGGCTTTCCGGTGTTCTGCGTTGACCGTTTGGAGCAGATTCAGCCTGCGGTGGACGCACTCCTGCACTGGACGCCGGGTGAACCTCTCCCACAGGGAATCGGAGCAAAGATCCCGGAGATGCCGGAAGTTACGCTGCCGCAGGGAGATACACAAAGCGATGAGCCGGAAACACGGGCACAGGATGCCGGGAGGAGGTGATGCCGCTATGAAGTTCATTCCACACGATTATCAGAGTTACTGCACCGAGTATATTAAAACGCACCCGATTGCAGCACTTTTCTTGGATATGGGCTTGGGTTAAGGAAAGACCGTTATTACACTTTCTGCCATCAAAGACCTTATGCTTGAGACTTTTGAGGTCAACAAGGTCCTCATCATCGCACCGCTGCGAGTTGCCCGTGACACATGGCCGGCAGAAATCGAGAAATGGGACCATCTGAAAGGTCTGGACATTTCCGTTATTGTTGGAGATGTTAAGACCCGGATTGCGGCAGTCCACCACCCGGCGATGATCTACATTGTCAATCGGGAGAACATCAAGTGGTTGGTGGAGTATTACGAGAAAAATGGCATGCGCTGGGATTTTGGCATGGTTGTGATCGATGAGCTGTCATCGTTCAAAAACTATCAGTCCCAGCGTTTTAAGTTCCTGCGAAAAGTCCGCCCGTTTGTGAAGCGGTGGGTTGGTCTGACCGGCACACCTTCTTCCAACGGCCTTATGGATTTGTGGGCAGAGATTGGGATTCTGGATGGCGGGGAGCGCCTTGGAAAGTTTATCGGCCGCTACCGGGAAGCCTACTTTAAGGCTGGGTCGATGAACCCGGCAACAGGAATCGTGTTCCAGTATGTACCCAGACAGGGAGCAGAGGAGATGATCTACCAGCGGATCTCTGACATCACGATTTCTATGAAGGCTCTGGATTATCTCAATATGCCGGATTGTGTACCTACAAGGTATGAAGTTGAGATGAACACGCAGGAAAGGGAACTCTACGATATGCTCCGGCAGGATCTTTTGATTCCGCTGAAAGACGGTGACATAGACGCTGCCAATGCTGCATCACTGACAGGGAAGCTGTTGCAGATGAGCAATGGCGCGGTATATGACGAGAATGGCAAGGCGAGAGTCATTCACGACCACAAGCTGGAAGCTCTCGAAGACCTGATCGAAGCCGCCAACGGACAGCCGGTGCTGGTAGCTTATTGGTTTAAGCATGACAGGGAGCTTATCATCAGCCATCTGTCGAAGCTGAAAATCAAAGTTCGGGACATCAAGAGCAGCACTGACATCAAGGACTGGAATGCCGGGAACATCCCGGTCGCACTGATCCACCCTGCATCGGCCGGACATGGTCTGAACATCCAGCAGGGCGGACACATCCTGATCTGGTTTGGGCTGACCTGGTCTTTGGAGTTGTATCAGCAGACCAATGCCCGGCTTTGGCGGCAGGGACAGACCCATGTGGTGACCATTCACCACATCATCACGAAAAACACAGTAGACGAGGATGTCATGGCTGCGCTGGAGCAGAAGGACATGACACAGGAAAAGCTGATATCTGCCGTCAGAGCACGGCTGGAGGAGTAGGAGAAGATTATGGAAAAGAATACGAGCAATTACAAATTTCTGAATGCAAAGGACCGCGCCGCAGAGAGAAAGCGCAGCTCCAGTGTTATGGACACGGACCGATATCACTATAAGACTGCACCGCATGTGCAGACCGGCAAGCGGAAGCGCGACAGTGACGGATTTTTCACACCGTATGCGATGTTCCGTCCGTACAGTGGCACCGGCCTGCTCTGTGCGATCTTCGGGGAAACACCCGCCCGTAAGACCTCTGACCTGCGAGTTACACAGGATATGCTGGCGAAGGAAGCCTATGAGCATGAGATCGAACTGCTCATGTGTCAGACAAAAGCCTACGAGCTTCAGTTTCACAAGCGTTTCTGTGCGGAAGACCGTGCGGAGGAATGCTATGCGAAAGCAGTGGCGGCAGGCAAACACCCGGATGCACCGAAGCTGACGGCGGAGGATACCAAACAGACGATTCTGGATGCGGTTACCTGGCGTTTCGATTGGATTCAGCAGAACAAGAGAAAGTGCTATCGCTTTGCTGAAATCCTGATCGATGCGAAGGAGCACCGTCTGGTGACAGACAGGGAAGAAAACTTTGTTGACCTGTTTGTGCGGAATGCAGCTCTGATGCCGGAGCCGAACCGCAAACTGATCGACTGCATGTATGAGGTAGCATGGTATTCCATCTATATGTTTAAGTATGGATTGGATGGACAGAAGGTGCCGGCACCGTGGTACGACACAAAAGAGAATGATTCAGGAAAGGGCAGGGTGAACGACTGATGGGAATGGCAGCAGACAATCTGGAATGCTACGAGAATCTGGCGAATGCAATCATCATGCAGGCTGTCAAGGATTATAAAACTGTACTGTTCCGTCTGGAGGACCATCCGAACAACCGGGATGCGCAGTTTGAGAAAAAGAGGCTGGAAGGTTTCTTTCACTCCAACTGGTACAACACGCTGACGGATCTGGATGCCTGCACACTCATTTCAGGTGTGCAGGCAAGAGTGAAGGTTGAAGCCGTGGAGCGTAGAAAAAGGAGGGCAGAAAACCTGCGCCGGAAAGCGGAGCGAGAGATGAAAAAGCTCGTGAAGCTGCTCACGGAAGCCGGTGCTGCTCTGACTCCGGAGCACATCCGGGCGTTAGGTGACATTACGTGATAAAAATAAGCAGACCAGAACAGGAGGTGCAGTATGGCAGACGAGATGGAGTATATGGAACAGGCAAAGGAACTGGCTGATTCCTACAGGCTGCTGGTACACAGGCGGGATATGCTCCGGCAGCAGTACGAGGATTCCCGGTCCTGGTTTTACACTAAGGACGAGATCATCTACAAGCTGTCGCAGGGCGCACATGAGGAATCCGAGCGTGTCCAGACCAGCGGTACATCAAATCCGGTGGAGCGCACCGTGCTGAACTGTGACAAGGTGCTGGCATCCATGAACCGGGAAGTGCAGACCCAGCGCACCGAGCAGTTTCTGGAACCCTATTACAAGGTCTGTGAAGATATCGAGCTGTTCGAGGTTGGACTGCGCAGTCTTCGGGGGTGTACACGGATTGTGGCAGAGCAGCTCTTTGTGGACGGCAGAAAGCAGTCGGAGATCACTGGTATGGATGGGAGAACTTTAAGCCGCCGGGTGGTGGAGCGAGAGAAAGAAACTGCATTGCAGGGGATTGCGGATGTGATCCGCTTGCATGACAGACACAGGAGGGGAGAATGTGGGAAGACCGATTAAGTGGAGTTTTCAGCCGGATAAACGGCATGAAGCCATAGCAAAAGATGCCTGTGGCGGTTATGAAAAACTCAAGGCAGACATTGCGGAAAAGGAGAAGATGCTGGCCGAGATCAAACAGGAACAGGCAGCGGCCATCTCCGATTTGGAGCGCGGCATCAAGAAAGAGATGTATACGGAGTGCAAAAGGGAATACGACAAGCAGAGCACACAGCTTCGTATTATGGAACTGGCTCTGAGCCGGGTGTCTGATTCTGATGCGAGGGTAGCAGTCAGACAGTTCTATTTTGAGCGTATTCCATTGAAGTCGATGAAGGATTCCAACGGCTGTTCTTTTGGAAAAAGCAGGGCAGATTATTACAAGGGAAAAGGCTTCAAAGAATTTGTAGTAAATCTGGAAAAAGAGGGCTTTTTTAGGAAAAACAGCAGTTAATTAGGAAAATTGATTCTTATGCGTACATCGGCTTTTTGCTATACTTTATACTAGGAAAATAAGATAAAACCGGGAGTGGATAAGAGTGCTGGGAGCGAAAGCTGCCCAGAATTTTTATCCGCTTTTTACATGTTGTGCCGTCACGGATTCGGATTCCGGACGGCTGTTTTTGTATCAGGAGAGAAGAGGTGAAACCCAGAATGGGGAGAAAGAAAAGCAACGCACGGATTCTGCCGCGCGGCAGGAAGATCCATGTGAACAAGTACATCAACAAGCGTGGCTGCACCGAGCATAAAAGCGCCGCCACGCATAACCACAGCACCGAAAAGCAGCAGGAAAGCAGCCACACAACTTATGACAGCTTCCCCGCTTACAACTGGCCGACGACCAGAATCCCGAAGCAGTATGAGATCTGGTTTGCAGAACTTGGTAACCATTATGGCACCTGTGTGCAGAGTGGGAACCGTCCGGTGCTGATCCTGACAAACGATATTGCGAACCGTTATTCGCAGACCTTCACAGTTATTCCGCTTACGAGCAAGATGAAAAAGCTCGACCTGCCAACACATATCGTGCTGACAGAAGCACATTGTGAGATGCTCAGAGCGGAACGACTGGAGGATTCCATTTTGCTGGTCGAGCAGATCACAACGATCGACCAGTCGGCACTGTTTGGACGCCTTTGCAGGGTGATCTCTGCTGAGAAAAAGCAGGAGATTGAACAGGCTGTGGCAAGGCAGTTTGATATGCACAGTACTAAGAAAAACAAACAAAATACAGACGAAAATGCTGTGCGCGGCAGCAATGCCAATTACGGCAGCAACGCTGTACACGGCAGGAAGGAGGTCTAACCGCTATGGTGGATATCAAAAATATCCCGGCGGAGCTGAAGACCTCTTGCCGGTTTTGTGTCTGGAAATTTGAAAAGCGAAACGGTCAGAAGACCAAGATGCCGTATAACCCGGCGAACGGTGACAGAGCAAGGATCAATGACCTCCGCACTTTTGCGGATTTCAAGACCACGCTTGTTACCTACGCGATGGGCGGTTATGACGGCATCGGCATTGCCGTGGGCAGTGGTATCGGAGCTTTCGATATCGACCACTGTATCCGGGAGGATGGTACACTGAACGATACTGCGGACACTGTACTTTCGATCTTCCCTACGGCGTATGTAGAGAAGTCACCGTCCGGCAAAGGTCTGCGTGGATTTTTCCATGTGCCAGAGGACTATGTCTACGACAAGACAGTCTACTACATCAACAACCGCAGCAAAGGTCTGGAAGTGTACATGCCCGGTGCGACAAACCGCTTCGTCACCGTGACGGGAGATGTTTACCGCACAGGTGAGATCCCGAACGACGAAACGGCAATGACCACCCTGCTGGACACGCTGATGAAGCGAAATAAGCAGGTGCAGCAGACCCATTTTCAGCACCATTCGTATCTGGATGATGAGGCTGTCATCGCACACGCTAACGAGGCCAGTAACTCCGAAAAGTTCAAAAAGCTCTTTGCCGGTGAGTGGGAAGACCTCTACGGCAGTCAGTCAGATGCAGATATGGCGCTCTTGTCTATTCTGGCATTCTGGTGCGGCTGTGATGAGGAGCAGATGGACCGTATCTTCCGTACCTCCGGTCTGATGCGCCCCAAGTGGGATCGCAAACAGGCTGGTTCGACCTACGGTGCTATCTCTATCCGCAACACGGTCAATACCTGCGCTTCCGTTTACATCCCCGTCAACGTTCAGGACATCGTGGATGAGGAATTCTCGAATCTCGATCCTGAAGATGAAAAATCAGAGCGGCCACCGGATATCAGCAAGCTCACGCTGTCGCTGGAAGAAATGGCTCCGCACACGAACCCGCGCTACGGCAGGGATGAGATCGGTTTAGGCAACATGTTCGCCGATTTCTTCAAGCCTATCGCACGGTACAACAGTGAGCGTGGAATCTGGTTTGTCTATGACGGAGTTGTTTGGCAGCCGGATATGGAGAACCTAAATGTTGCAGAGCTTGCAAAGCTGCTGGCGGATAAACTGTATCTGTTTGCACTGGAAATCAAGGAAGAGGATGCCAGAAAGCGGTTCATCGACCGTGTCAAAAAGCTCCAGCTTCGCAAGCACCGTGACACGATGCTGAAAGACGCAAAGTCTGTATTCCCACTGTCCATGAAGCAGTACGATCAGGATATCTATCTTTTCAACTGTAAAAATGGAACACTGGATCTGCGGACAATGGAATTCCGGGAACACCGTCCGGAGGATTTTCTCACAAAGGTGTCCCCTGTGATATATGATCCGGATGCCGACTGCCCTCGCTGGCGGACGTTCATCACGGAGATCATGCAGGGAGACAAGGCCAGAGCAGACTATCTTCAGAAGGCTATCGGGTACTCGCTGACCGGTGACACGCGCATGGAGTGCTTGTTTATTCTGTACGGACCGACATCCAGAAACGGTAAAGGTACCACAATGGAGAGTATCCTGCGCATCATGGGAGAGTACGGTAAAAATGCAGACCCGACCATGCTGCAGGCAAAGTTTAACAGCCAGAGCGGAGGACCGTCTGAGGAAATCGCCCGGCTTGCCGGCTCCCGTTTTGTAAACATCTCCGAGCCGGAGAAAAAGATCACACTGGATGCAGCACTTACCAAACGACTGACCGGTAACGATACGATCACAGCCCGGTATCTGCATGAAAACAGCTTTGAGTTCCGACCGAACTTCAAAATTTTCATCAACACGAACCATCGTCCGAATATCACAGACCTTACGTTGTTTGAGTCCGGTCGAATCAAAATCATTCCGTTTGACCGACATTTTGAAGAAAATGAACAGGATAAGGATCTAAAGTCCACTTTTGCTAAACCGGAAAATATGTCCGGCATTCTGAACTGGATGCTCGAAGGCTATAAGCTGTTCCGCAGTCAGGGACTTGCCATGCCGGATTCTGTCGTTCAGGCAACAACGGACTATCAGATATTCTCAGATAAGATGGGCCAGTTTTTTGATGAATGCATTGAAGAAAAGGAAGGGTGTGAGCTTCGGCGCGGTGCAGTTTACACACGCTACAAAGAGTGGTGTGGAGAGAATGGCTACCGGGCAGAGGCAGCCAAGAATCTCAACCAGGAGATTGAAAAGCGGTACAAGACTGCAAGAAAGCGTCCGAATGACGGTGCCTCCAGCAGTACGACTCCGATGGTTCTGGATGTGGCGTTCACGGCAAGTGAAGAGTCAAAGGAGGACTTTGCACCATTGACATCGTGAGTTGGAAATCCAGGGTATGGACGACTCTGTTGCGACTGTTGCTGGTAAAACATAGTGAAATCTATTGTTTTTGATTTTCACAAGTTTCTATCAAAATACCAGCAACACACGACTTCGGAGTCACGTTACCAGCAACAGCGGCAACGCCCCAGCAACAGAAAAACGTAGGAAAATCAAGGGTTTTCGGTGCTGTTGCGAGTGTTGCGAGTGAAAACCCTATTTTATTTATATTATTTTCTTTTATATACTATTTACTTTTTACTAGCAACAATAGCAACAAAAGAAAAAATATAGGTCTTAGCAACCCTGAAAAGTGCGTAAAATCAATATTTTTTGGGGACTGGACACCTCACTTTGTGAGGAAAGCGCCAGCAACACACCAGCAACAGATTCAGAGGACACATTGGAACTACACAATGGAACATCGCAGGCCGCTTTTGTGGGAGCCAATTTGTGGGCAAGGGCAAAGGCGGCCTGCTTTGTGATACATGAAAGAGAGGACAGAACATGAGTAAAATTATCACTTGTGAACAGGTCAGCAATGGCCATCCTGATAAGATCTGTGACCAGATCGCAGATGCTATTGTGACCGACATTCTTCAGCATGACAGGCACGCCCGTGTGGCGATCGAGTGTCTGCTGAAAAAGAGCCAGCTTTTTATTGCCGGCGAGGTCACCACCGATTACCGGCCAAACTATCAGCAGATCGTCCACGATGTGTTCAACCGCATCGGTGCTGAAAAGCTGGGCTGGAACCTGACCGAGCTTCTTCGCATCGGCATTCTGGTGGACAAGCAGTCCCCGGATATTGCGCTGGGTGTGGATAAGGGCGGTGCCGGTGACCAGGGAATCATGTATGGCTACGCCACCAATGAGACGGCAGAGCAGATGCCGATCCCGTACATGGTCGCCACCAAGTTCCTGCAGCTGCTGAAGAACCATCCGTCCAAGATGTTCCGGGCAGATGCCAAGGCGCAGGTCAGCTACGATTACGACACCGGTCGTATCACAACCTTCCTCTGCTCCGTACAGCACAGCCCGGATGTGGAGGTCAGCGACTTCAGGCACATCATCGAATCCATGATGGTGCTTGCCGCTTGTGAGTATGGTCTGGACGGTGACTTTACGAAGCTGGTCAATCCGACCGGCCGTTTCGTGCTGGGTGGCAGTTATGCCGATTGCGGTGTGACCGGCAGGAAGCTGGCGTGTGATACCTACGGTGGCATCGGTCGCATGGGCGGCGGTGCTCTGAGTGGGAAAGACCCCACCAAGGTGGATCGTTCCGCAGCATACATGGCACGGAAGATTGCCAAGGACATCGTGCAGGCCGGCTACGCTGACAAGTGCGAAGTCCAGCTGGCTTACGCCATCGGCGTGATTCAGCCGGTGGGTGTGTCGGTGGAGTGCTTCGGTACGGAGCATGAAGACATCGAGTTCATCCAAGCCTACATCCAGGACAGCTACGACCTGACTCCGCAGGGTATCATCCAGCGGCTGGGTCTTCTGGATGTAGACTACAACAAGGTCAGTGCCTACGGTCACTTCGGCAAGGCTGGTCTTCCGTGGGAGGGCTGATCCATGCCGTACAGACCAAAGACACCGTGCCATCATCCCGGTTGCCCGGAGTTGGTGGAAGCCGGTCGGCTCTACTGTGAGAAGCACCTGCCTCTCCACCCGGAAGCCACCCGCCCGGCGGCGAAGCGTGGATACAACAGGCGGTGGCAGAAAGCCAGAAAGTCGTATCTCGAAGCGCATCCGCTTTGTGTGCAGTGTGCCAAGCAGGGCAAGTACGTTCGGGCAACGGTGGTGGACCACATCATTCCACACCGTGGTGACCAGAAACTTTTCTGGGACCAGAACAACTGGCAGTCTCTCTGCAAAAGCTGTCACGATAAGAAGACGCTGACCGAAGACATCAACCCGACCTACACCTACTGACACCCCGCCGGGGCCGGGGTCACTTCTCTGTGGTGAAGTCACACGGAGACCGGTGGCCCCTTTTGCGTGAAAAACCGCAAAATTCATAGGCCGGGGGTCAGAGGATTAACGGCGCAAAATGAAACAGGAAAATGTACAGGCATCGGAGCTTCGGTTCCGGTGCCATTCTTTTTCCCCGAAATGAACCAAAGTGTGTGAAACCTCTCGTAAACAGGGAGCTTTCGCACATTTTAGCTTGTTCCGGGAGGAGCAGGGGCGAGCGGGAATCGGCCGTCGCAACAACGATCCAACCTGGCGGGGCAGTGCCGATTTCAACTTCGCTGCTTTTCGTATGTATTTTGAAATTTTTCTAAGAAACCGCCGAAGAAACGGCGAAAAATGAGAGTGAGGTGAGGGCAGATGGAAGATTACACGGCTGAGATGATTAGGGACATGGCTTTTTCCTTCTGCCCTCAGTGCGGTACGGCAATCGTACCAAACCATAAAGGCAGACCACGGAAGTTCTGCTCACCGGAATGCCGGTCACGGTGGAACAACACCCATCCAAAGCCGGAGAACTGGAAGACCGTGCGGTCGAAGATCTGCCCGGTGTGCGGCAGGGAGTTTTCCTACCGGCACCAGTATGGTCTGGAACGGAAATATTGCAGCCGTGCCTGTGCAAACAAAGGACGCTGGAAGGAGGGCGATGCAAATGGAAGAACCGCTGAACATAGAACGTAATGTGGTAAAGAACGGTGTCCGGCTGGACTGTGTGTTTGAGGGCTATGAGTACCGCCCGGAGAGGGAAGAAGTCCGAAGCCAGCGGCTTGCCGGGTTTGAATGTGTGGAGATCGCAGAAAACACCGGGTTGTCTTTGGAACAGGTCACGGATTACTGTCGGGAACTGGGTCTGCCGGAAACGGGGAGCTGCCAGTTACAGCCGTCGGATGGGTCGAGGGAACGGCACTGTCCGGTTTGTGGACGCATTCTCGTGCAGAGAGGGAACAGTGGTCGGAGACGGTTCTGTTCTCCTGAGTGCCGGGAGGAATATTACAGGCAGCATAAGTCTTTTAGGATCGCGGTCTGTAAAAACTGTGGAAGGGAGTTCCATGCCGTAGATGAAGGAAAACGGCAGCGGAAGTTCTGCAGTCTGAATTGTTACTGGGATTATCGATACGGGATGAAGGGAGTGGATGAGGATGAGTAAGATTATCGGTGTGTTTCCGATGTTCAACACCGGGGGTATCTGTGTACATGCGATTGACGATGCGGAAGATAAGGTCCTGGCATCCGTGAACGGGGAAAACCCGGAATGGTACGAGATGGCTGAACATCCGCAGGAAGATGGAGATGAGATGGAGTCGGGCTTTTTGTTCGGCTCCTTTTTCGTGCCGTTCTCCGGGGTCATGCGCATGTGAATCTGAATTAGGAGGGCTTACATGAAAGCGACTGCTGAACTGAAGATGCTGCCGGTGTCCGTACTCAAGCCGGCCGCATACAATCCCCGGAAAAAGCTGAAGCCGGGGGATAAAGAGTACGAGAAGATCAAGAACTCCATCACGGAGTTCGGGTTCGCAGATCCTTTGGTGGTCAATGCCGACATGACGATCATCGGCGGCCACCAGAGACTGACTGTTGCAATGGAACTGGGCTATACCGAAGTGCCTTGTGCGGTGGTGGACATCGACAAGACCAGGGAAAAAGCCCTGAACATTGCGCTCAACAAGATCACGGGTGCATGGGATGATTCCCTGCTGGCTGATCTTTTGAAGGACATCGAAGATTCCAACTTCGACCTTGGCAAGACCGGCTTTGAGCCGCCGGAGATTGAGACCCTGTTCAACAAGGTCCACAGCAAGGAGGTCAAGGAAGATGACTTTGATGTGGAATCCGAGCTGAAACAGCCATGCTTCTCCAAAGAGGGCGACCTCTGGCATCTGGGTAAGCACATCGTTCTGTGCGGGGATTCCACCAAAGCGGAATGCTATGACACCCTGATGGACGGAACCAAGGCAAATCTGGTCCTTTCCGATCCCCCTTATAACGTGGATGTGGAAGAGACTGCCGGTAAGATCATGAATGACAACATGGGCGATTCGGAATTCTACCAGTTCCTTCTGGCAGCGTTCCAGCAGATGCACGGCCATCTTGCAGACGACGGTTCCATCTACATCTTCCATGCAGATACGGAAGGGCTGAACTTTAGAAAGGCATTCAAGGATGCCGGGTTCTACCTGTCCGGGTGCTGTATCTGGAAGAAGAATGCGCTGGTGCTGGGCCGTAGTCCTTACCAGTGGCAGCACGAGCCGTGTCTTTACGGCTGGAAGCAGAAGGGAAAGCACCAGTGGTATTCCGACCGGAAGCAGACGACCATCTGGGAGTACGACCGGCCGAAGTCCAACAAGGACCATCCGACCATGAAGCCCATCGGCCTGATGAGCTATCCGATCCGCAACTCTACTATGACCAACGGCATCGTCCTCGATCCGTTCCTGGGCAGCGGCTCGACCCTGATCGCCTGTGAGGAGACCGACCGTGTGTGCCGGGGCATCGAGTTGGACCCGAAGTTCGTGGATGTGATCGTGAAGCGGTACATCGAACACAGCGATGGTCACTACGATGATGTGTATGTCATCCGTGACGGCCAGAAGCTGAAGTTCGAGGAAGTGGCGACCTTCGAGCCGGAAAGCGAGGATGCCGATGCCTGATGTAAAATGCGTCCTCATCCATGACAACTTCCAGAATTTCAAGTCCTATAACATCCCCAAGGCGCAGCTGGTGATCGCAGACATTCCGTACAACATCGGTACAGATTTCTATGCCAGCCGGCCGGACTGGTATGTGGATGGCGACAACAAAAACGGGGAGAGTAGCAAGGCGCGGAAGGCGGCATTCAATACCGATTTCACCTTCAACATTGCAGAGTATTTCCACTTCTGCAACCGCCTGCTGAAGAAAGAACCCGGCACAGGAGAGAAGGATGCGCCGTGCATGATCGTGTTCTGTGCGTTTCAACAGATCCCGAAGGTGATCACCGAAGCAGAGAAATACGGTTTCAAGAATTATATCCCGCTGGTGTTTTGCAAGAACTACAGTCCGCAGGTTTTAAAGGCCAACATGAAGATCGTGGGTGCAACGGAGTATGCTCTGGTTCTGTACCGGGGAAAGCTCCCGAAGTTCCGTAATCTCGGTGAGGACGGAAAGCCCCATATGATCTTCAACTGGTTTGACTGGAAGCGGGATGGCAGGGAATATCCGAAAATCCATCCTTCCCAGAAACCGATCTCCGTGCTGAAACGACTGATCGAGACCTTTACAGATGAGGGCGATGTGGTCATTGACCCCTGCGCCGGCAGCGGCTCCACGCTGAGAGCAGCAAGAGAACTGGGGCGCAACAGCTACGGATTTGAAGTATCCAGAGACTTTTACCAGAAAGCAAATGAGCAGATGCTCGGAGAGGAGGTCGCCGGATGAGCACAGAACAGAATAAGACTTTGACCCTCGGCAGCCTCTTTGATGGCTCCGGGGGGTTTCCATTGGGCGGTCTGTTGACCGGGCAGATCACTCCGGTGTGGAGCAGCGAGATCGAGCCGTTTGCCATCCGGGTCACGACCAAACGTCTGCCGCAGGTGAAGCACTACGGAGATGTGTCTGCCATCAGCGGAGCAGACCTGCCTCCAGTGGACATCATCACTTTTGGGAGTCCCTGTCAGGATATGTCCATCGCCGGTAAGCGGGACGGTCTGGATGGTTCACGGTCCAGTCTGTTTTACGAAGCAATCCGAATCGTGAAGGAAATGAGGTGTAAGACCAATGGAGAAAAACCAAGATTTATCGTGTGGGAGAATGTGCCAGGGGCCTTCTCCTCAAACAAAGGGCAGGACTTCAAAGCAGTCCTCGAAGCCGTCATCGGTGTTAAAGAACCGGCCGCCTCGGTGCCTGCGCCTGAGAAGAAAGGATGGCCCGATGCCGACTACTATGTGGGAGACGGATGGAGCGTCGCGTATCGAGTTCTTGATGCACAATGGTGGGGCGTTCCCCAAAGAAGAAAACGTATCTACCTTGTCGCAGATTTTGCAGACCAGAGTGCCCCAAAGGTACTATTTGAGTCCGAAGGCGTGTCTCGGTATTCTGCGGAGGGCTTCCGTGCGTGGCAAAGAGCTGCCGCCGGTGCTGAAAGCGGCACTGGAGAGGCAGGCTTCAGCGGAGCAGGAGGACGGATCTGTCTGAACGACCAGGGCGGTAAGCAGATGGATGTTTCCCAGGATGTGACCGGAACCCTCCGGGCAGAGGAGCATGGGCATCAGCCGTGTGTCCTGGAAGCCGCTGGTTTCTGTACCGAGCATTCGGCAGATGCCAGAAGCATCGGATATGAGGAAGAGCGGTCACCGACCCTCCGGGCTGGTGTTGTGCCTGCCGCTATCGCTTTGGAAAACCATCCTGCAGACAGCCGGGTGAAGATTTCCGAGGATGGCAAGGTGCAGACACTGACAAGCAGGTGTGGTACGGGTGGCGGTAATGTCCCGATAGTCATGAACGCTGTTGAAAATTCAGTGGAAAGTCCGCTGAAAGAAGTTGAAAACTCCCCGGCAGTCACACTGAAGATCCGTTCCGGGTGTGAAGGCGGCGGCAAGGGAGCCATCTGGCAGGAAGAAAAGTCGGCCACCCTCGGCTGCAATAACGACCAGACACTGTTCGTTCCGAAATGCTATGGTGTCTGCTCCAAAGCCAGCCACTCCATGATGTCCGACAATCCGCATAGCGGTTTCTATGAAGCGGAGACCTCCCGGACACTGGACCGCAGCGGTGGTGACCCGACCTGCAATCAGGGCGGCATCTGTGTGGTAGAGCCGGTCGCCTTTACCCAGAATCAGAGGGATGAAGTCAGGGATCTGGGAGAGAAGTCAGCGGCACTGGCAGCAGAGCCGGGGATGAAGCAGCAGACCTTTGTGGCACAGCCGGAAGAGATGACTGCGTTCCATGTGAACCAGCGCAATGAGCTGATCGATCTGCATGGCAAATCCGGCGCTTTGATGGCGACCCGGAGTGACCAGATGCAGACCTTCGTCCTGCAGGGCAACATGATCGGCCGCAAGGATGAGAACGGTCCGCAGGGGGATGGCGTCAATGAGGATGTCTGCTTTACACTGGATGCCACTGACCGCCATGCAATCTGCGCACCGGAGGATGTGTATGCCATGACCACCGGCTCCTATATGCAGGTGGCAAAAGAAGTCGCACCGACCCTGATGGCACGGGATTACAAAGACCCAACCACTATCGCACCGGTGCCGCATCTGAACGAGGGTGTCATGGGAACCGTGGCAACCGGGGCACATCCCAGCGGCTTCAACGGGCAGGATGCCTTCAATGACCGTCTGGTCATCGACAATCCGGAAGCACAGCCCGCACCTGTGACCTATACCGTCCGCCGTTTGACACCGACCGAGTGTGCCAGACTGCAGGGATTCCCTGACTGGTGGTGCAGAGATCTCGGAACGGAAAACCCAACCGAGGAAGATCTGGCGTTCTGGGCGGATGTGTTTGAAACACACCGTAAGATCGTGACCCATGCCAAGAAGCCGAAGACGGAGAAGCAGATCCGGAAATGGCTGGCTGACCCGTATACGGATTCGGCAGAGTACCGTATCTGGGGCAACGGCATTTGCTTAGCCAACGCATTCTTTGTTCTGGCCGGCATCGCGTGGTGTGCAGGTCTGGAAGAATAAACTGGCCCGCTATATTACTAGGTAGAAAGCGACCTGTTGATATGGTGGGCTTACATATTGGTCCTATTTACACAACAGATTTTGCGGTCCCTTGTGTAAATGGTCGAACATGAAGAATATCGGGAAATGGCCTTGCTATTCATCCGTTTTAGAGTGATATATGTGCTACCGAAAAGAACATCGGGATGCACAAAAACAAATGAACGAAAAGGAGCGATGAATTATGTTGAAATTTAAACTGAACGTAGCCGAGAGAAAGACCCTCGCAAAACGCATGGAGGAGCTGACCGGCATCCACCCTTACTATACCAAAGCACCTCTGTATTCTTACGACATCGGGAGCTACACCATCGACCGGAATGGCAACCTTCTGGTCGAGCCGGAGAATGCAGATGCCGAGCTGCTGACGACCCTGCTGAATGAGGGACTGATCCGCGGCGGCGAGAGTATTGAGAGCACGGATGACCAGCCGGAGGACACAGAGCTGACAGCGGATATGGATGAGGAGCCTGTGACCGAAGCGGAAACTGAGCAGATGCCCGAAGCAGAGCTGGAGGTTCTGGACGAGCAGGAATCCGAAGATGCAGATACCGCAGAAGATGAACCTGCGGAAGCAGGAGCCGAGGATGCATTGGAGCCGGACAATACGGCTGAGGATGATACCATAGAGGATGAGCCGGATGCAGAATCGCAGGAGACAGAAGATCAGCCGGAAGAGGTGCCGCTGGACTTGGAACTTGCATTCCCGGTCAGCCAGCACAACGGTGTGACTCTCCGCAACCTGGTCAACCTTCTTTACAGCCGCGGCAAGCTCATCGGCAAGGCGACTGGAGGACACTTCCATGTGGAAGAGGGGCTGGTCGAGAAGCTGAAGGACGATAGCTGCACCTTTGCCATCATGAACTTCATCAATGCGGTCAGCGACTATGAGACTGAACATGGTGCTGCACTGGAAGGCCTGAAAATCACCACCGAGAAGGTCACCTTTACCGGCTTCCCGACTGCACCGGACCACGAACATCTGACGGCTTTTGCACAGCTGGCGGTGCTGATGAACCAGCAGGCTATCAGCCAGAAGCGCATCCAGGCAAAGGATGTCAACGATGAGAATGAGAAATACGCACTCCGCACATGGCTCCTGCGGCTGGGGATGAACGGTCCGGATTTCAAAGAGACACGCAAGATCCTCATGGAGAACCTTTCCGGCCATGCGGCTTTCCGCACGGATGAGGAAGCACAGAAGTTCCTTGCAAGGGAAAAGGCAAAACGGGATGCCCTGAAAGCCGCGAAACTGGCGGCACAGAACGGCGATCCTGCCACAGGGGAAACGGTCGAACAGGAAGAAAACCAGCCGACACAGCCCGACTGTGGGGCAGACACGGCGCAGATGCTGGAGGCGGGAGCGTAAGCTCCCAAGCCCCCAATGGGGGCCGGAAAATATGCGAGACCCTCTTCCATTATACCGATATTAGCTCTGAAAATGTACATTATCAAGCGGATAAACTGCAGAAATGTACACGATCATTCTACCTTATATTTGTCGAATATATGTTCTTTTATATCCTTGCTATTATCCGCACCTGACGGTAATATGCACATACCGAAAGGGAAAACAAGGAAAAAACAAAGGAGAACATACCATGAACGATAAAACAAGAGAGCAGATTGAAGCCATGAAGAACCAGACCATCGGGGTTGAGATCGAGATGAACAACATCACCAGAGAAAAAGCGGCAAGAAAGGTCGCCGAGTACTTCAGAACCACAGCATGGAACGCGGCCAGCGAGTACGGATATTACAGCTGGGCTTGCAAGGACGGACAGGGCAGGGTTTGGAAATTCCAGAGGGATGTGAGCATCTACGGACCGGACGCAGAAAAATGCGAACTGGTCACCCCGATCCTCACCTACGACGACATCGAAACCCTGCAGGAAATCATCCGACTGCTCCGCAAGGCAGGAGCAAAGAGCAGCCCAAGCCGCGGATGCGGGGTCCACATCCACATCGGCAAGGGCGACCACACCGCAAAGACCATCCGCAACCTTGTGAACATCATGGCGGCGCACGAACAGCAGATCGGCAGAGCCATCCGGATCGACGCGGGGCGCACCGGACATTATTGCCAGGTGGTCAACCACCGCTTCCTCGACCGGCTGAACCGCGAGAAGCCGACCACCATGCACAGGCTGGAAGACATCTGGTACGAAGGTAACGGTGCAGACTACGGCAGAAGCCAGCATTACAATTCAAGCCGATACCATATGCTGAACCTTCATGCCACCTTTACAAAAGGAACCATTGAATTCCGCCTTTTCCAATTTGCAGACCCAGCGGACGGAAAGCGCAACGGACTGCACGCCGGAGAGATGAAAGCCTACATCCAGCTTTGCCTCGCAATGAGCCAGCTTGCCAAGATGGTCAGGACGGCAAGCCCGAAGCCCCAGCAGACCGACAACGAAAAGTACGCGATGCGGTGCTGGATGCTGAGGCTGGGATTCATTGGGGATGAATTTGCAACGGCAAGGGAGATCCTTCTGCGGAACATGGAGGGCAACGCATCCTGGCGGAACAAATAAGCCGAGATGCACGGGCACCTTTTGGGCGGGCAACCGCCCTTGAGGTGGTAGAAGGAGGTGCAAGTTTATGAAAAGCACGTTAAAAAATGAAAACACACCGGGTGGCAGGGCCTTTAAGGTGACCATCACCGAGACCTACCAGAGAACGGTGACCATTTACGAATCCGAGATGAAAGAGCCGACCGTGGAGGAAGCCCAGCGAGTGGCAGAGGACTGGTGGCAGGACAGCCAGATTGAGCTTGGGACAGATGATTTCCAGGGCGTGGAATTCACTGGCAGGGAGGACGGTGAGGCGGATGTTTGAATTGATCAGCCGAAACCCATCCAGATATTACCTTGCCTACGGAAGTAATCTCGACATGGAGCGGATGGGAAAGAGATGCCCTTACGCTGTGGTGGTCGGCACGACCGAGATCATGGGTTACCGGCTCCTGTTCAAAAAGAGCAAGACCGGCTGCTATGCCACCATTGAGCAGGACGCCAATGAAAGCGTACCGGCAGTGGTCTGGAAGCTCTCGGAATACGATGAGCTCCTGCTGGACCGGTACGAGGGCTGCCCAAGATACTACTACAAGAAGCAGTTCCAGCTTCCGGTCTGGAACCTGAACGGGAACCGCATGAAAAAGGCAAAACCCTGCATCGCTTATGTGATGCACGAGGACCGGCGGCTTGGCTGCCCGGATGCCGAGTATTTTGAACTGCTGCGCGGCGGATACAGCGACTGGGAATTTCCGCTGGACACATTAAAGCGTGGACTGGCAGCCAGTATCGGAAAGGTGGAAGCCGTCCGGTATCTGAAGAAGCAGCAGATGATGTAAGAGTACACGATCAAAAGCAAAAAACATTGTGCAGTATATGATGCTCATCGGTCTTGATAAATCAGGGCAGAAGAGTGATATATACCATACCGCCAGACAAGAGCGGAGAAAACCGAAGGGAGAGATTCTAATGAAAAACAAGAAATATTACATCGCCTACGGCAGCAACCTGTCGGTGGAGCAGATGGCATACCGGTGTCCGGATGCAAAAATTGCAGGACAGGCGGTGCTGGCAGGCTGGGAGCTTTTGTTCCGCGGCTGCGCCACCATCGCACCGAACCCGAAGAAGAATACGCCGGTTCTGGTGTGGGAGATCTCGGAAAGGGACGAAGGAAACCTCGACCTCTATGAGGGCTACCCGAACTACTACCGCAAGGAAGACCTGAACATTGAACTGCTCCGGGAAGAGGCAGAGCCGGAGATGGTGACCGCAATGGTCTACATCATGGAGAACGACTTCGGGCACTGCGCACCGAGCCGGTATTACTACAAAGTTCTGCATGACGGCTACAAGGCATTCCACTTCCCGATGCACATCCTCGAAGGTGCGCTGAAGGAATGCATGGATAAGGATGCCGCCCAGCGGATGATCGAGGAGGTGCAGGCATGAATTTCGCAGATCAGAAAATGGTCAAGAAGCTGAGAAAAAAGTTCCCGGTCGGATGCCGGATCGTCCTCGATGAGATGGATGACAGGCAGGCACCGCCCATCGGAACGCAGGGAACCTGCAACGGGGTCGATGATGCCGGAAACATCTTAGTGAGCTGGGACACCGGAAGCCATCTGAACGTTGCCTACGGCGCGGACAGTTGCCACCGTGTGGCTTTGGAAGCCGAGGTCAAGGTGTCGCTTGACCGTCTTGGTAAAACGCGACAGATCGGCCCACATTGCCCCAGGTGCGGAGCAAAGCCGGACTGTTACGACCATCAGCAGCAGGCACTCAGCCGAAGGGCGGACATCCAGATCTGCAACCGCTGCGGAACGGAGGAAGCGTTAGAGGATATTGCATGGGGCGGACAGCAGAAGATGCAGCTTGCAGACTGGGCAATCGTGAAAGGGGGCTGGGTCGAATGAAAGTTCTTCTGATCAAACCGATGGAGCATCCGCAGGTGGTGGACATTGAAAGCTCCCTGAAAGAGTTCTACCGCATCCTCGACTGCGACTGCATCACAGCCACGTACCCGTGGGAAGCGGATGCCGTGGCACTGGTAACGGACGACAATGGGATGTTCACTGAGAAGCCGTTCAGCCGGTACATTCCGGAGCTGGAGCAGCCCATCAAGGGAAACTTCTTCATCTGCGGATTGGGAGAGGAAGATTTCGCAGAGCTGCCCCAGGACCTCATCCAGAAATTCAGGGAACGCTTCTGGGTGCCAGAGGCATTCGTCAGCATGTTCGGGCATATGGCAGTCATCCAGACGGATGACGGAACGAAGCCGGAATAAGATGCCACAATCAGAAAAAATACCCTCTCGGCCAGAAAAGACCGGGAGGGCTTAGTTTAACAGGAGGAGCCTATGGGACACAGAAAGATGCCGGCTTATGGCGAGAGGGAACACGGCGGCAGATACATTCTGGATGAATACGAATGGTCAAGAAACCACTGCAAGGCGGTGACCATCCGCAGATGGAAAAGGGACCTGAAAAAGAAAGCCAGAGCGCATAACCGCAGGGTGATGCATCAGGCAATGCAGGGCGAGGCCGATTAGACGGAAAATGGGGGCTTTAAAAGAATGAGAACCCCCTTCCAGTTTACTGTATATTACCTCTGGAAAGCAACAATAGCAAGGAGAACCGCCGCCATAATGTACACAAACATCTGGCAGCGGTTTTGTGTATCATACCAAACCAAAACGGGGGATACGAGGCAGAGCCCCAGTCTCTGCTGGGGAGCCTCTTGGGATTCCTTAGAAGAAATCCCTCATGCTCATGCCGACCTCGTTCAGTCGTTCCTCCATGCTGTGGTAGTGCCAATCCTCTTCCTCTTCTTTGTCATCTTCCTCAAGCTCCTCTGGGAAAGGGTCGTGCCGCCACCCGGCTTTCTGGTATTCTTCTTCCCGAATGTCGTTGCGGTCGTAAATGTCCAGCTCGTATTCTTCTTCAAGCTCTGCGATGCGGTTTTAGATTGCGGTTTCAACTTCTGTAATGGTCTTTTTCATGTTTTTTGTCCTCCGTTTTTGGTTTGGTTTTCTTCGCTTTCGTTGTGTGTATAATGCCGCAGAAACACATATATAGCAAGTCAATCAGGGGTCATATATGTACCAAACATGAGGGACGAAGATCGTTGATAATATGAGGTTTTATGGCCTTGCTATCACAGGGCAGTGACGGTAATATACAGCTACAAAAAGCAAAGGAGGACAGCAGAATGGATGATTGGAGAACATGGAAAAAAGGAAGAAAGACAACATGGCACTGGAACGAATTCGATGGTAGCGGAAGCCGGGAAGGAATCATCACCGAGGTTCATGAAGACCACGCAATCATGGAAGCAGACGGCATGCACCTCTGGATCGACGATGACACGGCAGAGATGTTCAGCTAAGAAAAACGGGGAGGGAAACTTCCCCGGATAAACACATAAATCCACCAGTTCAGGGCGCAGATGATCGTGTACTTTAGCCGCTTGATAGTGTCCGGCAGTGACGGTAATATACAGCTACCAAAACGAAAGGGGCAAAGAACATGGAACGCTACACTTACGAGATTATCTTTACACGGCTGGATGGACAGCCGGATGAAATCCAGCAGCACACCAGCGAGGAGCTGGCAAGAGAATGCTTCCGGCTTTTCGATGAGCCGGACAGCGCAGAGATGTACAGCAAAATCGAACTTAGCTGCCATGACTGGGAGACAGGCATGGATGAGATTCTGGAAACGATGACATTCTGAGGAGAAAAAACATGACCTACACAAAAATCAGCCTTTACCTTGCAAACGGAATTCCAGAGGCACTCAGCAACCTCTGGTACGGAAGCGACAGCGCGGTGGTCGAGATCAGGGATGCCGTTGAGGATGCGAAGAACGGCAAGGACCTTCTGAACCGCATCCAGAAGATGAAGCTCCTGCGGAAATTCACCCTCGACAGGGAGAACGACAAGCGCATCCGCTTCAAGGGGACGGACTGCTGGGGCAACGTAAGCTACCTTGAAATCATCCGCTAAAGGCAAGACCGACAGGCGCAAGGGGCTGGAAATGACCAGCCTTTTGCTCGTGTCTGTCTTCCGAAAGCTGGCATGAGAAGCACATAAATATGACAATTACAGGGTCAAATGATCGTGTAGTTTAGCCGCTTGATAGTGCTCCGAGGTGACGGTAATATACAGTCACCGAAAGGGGAAAACAACAAAAACGGAGGATACGACAATGACGAAGAACGAAGAACGCATCAATAAACTTTTCAAGGAACTGGTACCGGAGACGGGCAAGGCAGACAGCCTCGCAGGGGAGCTGGTAAGGGCAATGAGCCGCATCGGATACCGCTTTTACAACGATGGCGACCAGCTGGGCATCGGCTACGGCAAGGAAACCTGCAACCCTGCAGGGCGGTTCCTTGGAGTCAAGGGCAACGACAAAATCGCAAAGCTGACTGCAGATGCCTGGGCAGTCTACAGCGAGGAAGCCTACGAAAAGGTTCTGGACATCCTTTGCGGAGCGGTTGCTGACTATGTCGAGCAGAACCCAGACCTTAGAAACCAGCCGACTGAAGATATGTGGGACTTCAAAGATGAGGAAGAAGACCAGGATGACAGCTGGGATGAAGAGGAAGATGACTGGGACGAAGAGGAAGATTACGAGGACGATGAAGACTACTAAGCCAGAGAAACACATGGGGCTTGCCGGAAACGGCGGCCCTTTTCTTCTGCCGTAATACGCACAGTTCCGGGGGAACATATTTGTGTAGTATAGCCGCTTGATAGTGTGTGACATAGACGGTAATATGCACATACCGAAACGGAAAACCAAGAAAAACGGAGGAAACCACCATGAAGAAGAACATCACCAAGGAAGAGGAAAAAGCCCTGCTGGAGATCGCCAAGCGCCTGATGGCAGCGGTAGACAGCCGGGGCGACCTCGAAGCCCACGACAATGACAGCGAGGACTTCATTGAGGTTCCGGTCTGGGGCATCCAGAAAGCAATGGAAGAAGCCTACCTGCTGGGACGGATGACCAGATAAACCGACAGCCCCCGACACAGCCCCACACAGGGGCTTGTGCCACGGGTGGCAAAACGATCCGAATGAACCGACAACGTCCAACACAGGGGCAGATGTGGCGGCGTGGATGCGCCAGAAAGGAGAAGCACATGGAAGAGCGGATGATGGATGTCATCGTGGAAATCTACAACCACATGGATGACAGCGATAAGGACGCCTTTACGCTGGAGGATGCCGAGGATATGGTGGAAGACCAGATCAGGATGGATAAGGAAGCCGGACGGGAACCGCTGGCATATGACCCGCAGTTCTTCTACGATACCATTGTGGAACTCATGGAACAGGATGCAGAGTGATGTACATTCTGCTTGGTATTCCGGGCAGAAGATCGTGTACTTTAGCCGCTTGCTATCTGCTGCACCTGACGGTAATATGCACATACCGAAAGGGGAAAGCCCCAAGGAAAAAACGAAAACACGGAGGATTTTACCATGAAGAAGCATTTGATTGACTTTCCGGAGGACAACATCAGCATCGAGAGCTTCTACGACCGACTCAGACCTTGCTACGACAGCATCATGCAGTTCAGTGACCGGGTTCTGGTTGCCCAGATGAACTGGAATGGCATGCTGGAGGGAGCGGTATACGGCTTTGTGGAAGACCCGGAGGAAGGCTGGTCACCGATTGAATGCCGGCTGGAACTTCTGAAGATTTCCGATGAGACCTACACGGATGCCGGTCACGCAATCGAGTGGTGCATCAAGAACGCACACTGAAAAAGGGCAGAGCTCCTTCGGGGGCTTTTGCTCGTAGTGGCGGATTTCTCCAGTGTGGAAATACACATAAATCCGACAAAAAGAGGTGTGTATGATCGTGCAGCATAGCCGCTTGCTATGTCCGGGCAGTGACGGTAATATACAGTCCCAACGAAGGGAAAAGCCCTACGGAAAACAAAACACACGGAGGATACAGACCATGACGAACAAAGCAAAAACCTACCTCAAGAACATTCAGGAAGCCGACACCGAGAAGAAGCTGATCGGCATCGAGATCGCCTTCAAGCAGGACATGACTCTCAGCTGCAACGACCTCGGAAGCCTTTGCAGGGCGGCAGAAGACAAGCGGTACAGCCTGCGGAACAACGAGGAAACGCTGAAGCTGAAGCAGATCCTTTTCTTCCGGACGAAAGCGGAGATGGATGCCTACCACGACATGAGCCGCAAGCCGGAAGACTGGACGGAAGCGGAGATCGAGCAGCAGAGAAGCCGCTTCTGCAGCGTCTGGCAGGTCATCGAGGAAGCGGAGCTGGTCGATGAATACGAGGCTTGGAAGGAAGCCAACCCCAACGCCTAACAGAACCCAAAAGGTACACGCCCCGAAAAGGGGCTGTGCCTCGTATCCAATGTGTTTTATATAAAGTTGCCGAAATGGGAAACTATTTGTTAGTTATACAGAAAAGTTTCCTGTTTAGGAAAATGATATTTCGAGGACTTCTTTGGAGGTCCTTTTTCTTTACCCATTTTTGCAGAAAGGAGGAGATGCCAATGGCTACCAGAGGCAGAAAACCAAAGCCGACCGCCATGAAGGAACTGGAAGGTAATCCGGGCAAGCATCCGCTGAACACCAGCGAACCGAAGCCCAATAAGAAAGCACCGGCCTGTCCGAAGTGGCTGGAGCCGGAAGCAAAGAAAGAGTGGCGTAGACTTGCCAAACAGATGGAAGCCATCGGCATCCTGACCGAAGTGGACATGGCGGCCTTTGCCGGTTACTGTCAGGCGTATGCCCGATGGAAGGAGGCAGAGGAGTTCATCACCCAGCACGGCACTATCGTCAAGACCCCGTCCGGGTACTGGCAGCAGGTGCCGCAGGTGTCCATCGCCCAGACCTATCTGAAGATCATGAACAAGTTTGCAGAGCAATTCGGTCTGACCCCGTCCTCCCGAAGCCGGATCATTGCTTCGGACGGCGGTCCTGCGGATGCAGCTGATGAGATGGAGAATCTGCTGGGAGGAGGTGGAAGCTGATGGCAGAGTGCAGACCGAAAAACTATCCGAAACTGAAGGACTACAAACCCAGCCGGTTCATGCTTCCGACCTGCCATTACGATGCCGCAAAAGCAGACCGGGCAGTGACTTTTATCGAAAACCTGCGTCATACCAAAGGCAAGTGGGCGGGCAAGCGGTTCTGGCTGCTTCCTTGGCAGGAGCAGATCATCCGGGATGTGTTCGGTATCGTGGACGAGAGAGGAAACCGTCAGTTTCGCACGGCTTATGTCGAAATCGGCAAGAAGAACGGCAAGTCCGAGCTTGCCGCTGCGGTGGCTTTGTATCTGCTTTTTGCCGATAACGAGCCGTCTGCCGAAGTCTATGGCGCTGCCGCTGACCGCCAGCAGGCATCCATTGTTTTTGATGTTGCCCACCAGATGGTGCAGATGACCCCGGCACTTTTGAAACGGTGCAAGATCATGGCAGCCACCAAGCGCATCGTGAACTACGGGAACGCAGGATTTTATCAGGTTCTGTCTGCCGAAGTTGGTACGAAGCACGGTCTGAACGTGTCAGGTCTGGTGCTGGATGAGGTTCATGCCCAGCCAAACCGAAAACTCTACGATGTCCTTACCAAAGGTTCCGGTGATGCCCGTGAGCAGCCGCTGTTCTTCCTGATCACCACGGCCGGCACGGACAAGGAGAGCATCTGCTACGAGCTCCACATGAAAGCCCTTGACCTGCTGGCTGGACGTAAGATCGACCACACCTTTTATCCTGTGGTCTATGGACTGACAGATGAGGATGACTGGCATGATGAAGCCAACTGGTATAAGGCAAATCCCTCATTGGGGCAGACCATTCAGATCCAGCGTGTCCGGGATGCGTATCAGGAAGCACTGGACAACCCGGCGGAGGAGAATGTATTCAAGCAGCTTCGTCTGAATATGTGGGTGTCCTCGCTGACCCGGTTCATCCCGGAACACATCTACAACCTCGGCAACCAGCCTATTGATATGGAAGCCCTCAAGGGCCGTGACTGTTATGGAGGGCTGGACTTGTCCAGCACCGGAGACATCACGGCTTTTGTGCTGATGTTCCCGCCTAGAATCCCGGAAGAGAAATACATCATGCTTCCATTTTTCTGGATACCGGAGGATACGATCCCCCAGCGTGTGCGCAGGGCATCCGTTCCGTATGATGTCTGGTATCAGCAGGGCTACTTGATGGCGACCGAGGGAAATGTGATTCACTACGGGTTCATTGAGAAGGTCATTGAGGAGCTGGGTAAGACCTATCACATTCGGGAGATTGCCTTTGACCGATGGGGAGCCGTGCAGATGACCCAGAACCTTGAGGGGATGGGATTCACAGTTGTGCCTTTCGGTCAGGGCTTCAAAGATATGAGCCCGCCTACCAAGGAGTTCTACAAGCTCCTGATGGAAGGCAGGATCATCCACGGCGGCAATCCTGTTATGGCATGGATGGCAGGGAATGTGGTCGTGGATACCGACCCGGCTGGCAACATCAAGCCGACCAAGGCGAAGTCGCCGGAGAAGATCGATGGTATCGTCGCTGCAATCATGGCACTGGACCGCTGCATCCGAAACGAAGGACAGCAGCAGGGAAGCGTCTACGACGAACGTGACATGATCGTTTTTTGATTTTTCTTTCTTCTTTCTTTTCATTTGGAAATGAGAAAGAAAGAAGAAAGAAACGGGAAAGAAAGGAAGATTTCTATGAAGTATCTGATGAGTGCAGAATGGTGGAAGGCAGCCGGCATCCGTGCTGCAAAGACGATGTTCCAGACCGGCGCGGCCCTGGTTGTGACACAGATGCCCGGCGGCACGGTAGACTGGATGGCGGTCGGCAGTGCAGTGATCGTAGCAGGTGTTGCGTCCCTCGGTACCAGCCTTGCCGGTCTGCCGGAACTGGAGAAAGGGGATAAGGCTTAATGGGATTCTGGGAATGGATGGGGTTTGAGAACCCAAGGGATTCTCCCAAAACAGAACAGCCAAAAGAAGGTCTGCCGCAGGTCACGGATAACGTCCGAGATTCCGGGCAGACCTTTGTGTTTGGACGTTCCAATGCCGGGGAGCAGGTGGATGAGAAAGCCGCCATGCAGATCCCGACGGTATATGCCTGTGTCCGTCTGCTGGCAGAGTCCATTGCGGCACTGCCACTGCATCTGTATCGGGAGACGGACGATAACGGCAACAAGGAAAAGGCACGGGATCATCCGCTGTATAAGATTTTATATCGCCAGCCAAACCCGGAGATGACATCCTTTGTTTTCTGGGAAACGCTGATGACCCATCTGCTCCTCTGGGGCAATGCCTATGCACAGATCGTCCGGGATGGCAAGAACACGGTACTGGGTCTGTATCCGCTTTTACCGGAAAATGTCGAAGTGGACCGGGATGAGAGCGGCGAGCTCTATTATATCTACCACGCATACACGGATGAAGTTCCGGGAGAGCAGAACAAGGACATCTACTTCCGCCGGGACGAGATTTTTCATGTGCCGGGACTTGGATTCAATGGTCTGATCGGTTTTTCACCAATTGCCATGATGAAGAACAGCCTCGGCACTTCCATTGCAGTGGACAAATACGGTTCCTCTTTCTTCAAGAACGGCGCACAGCCCAGTGGTGTGCTGGAACATCCCGGCGTTGTGAAAGACCCGAACCGTATCCGGGATAGCTGGGAAGCGGCTTATGGCGGTGCTTCCAATGCCCATCGTGTGGCTGTGCTGGAAGAGGGCATGGCCTACAAACCGATCTCTCTGCCACCGGAGGACAGTCAGTTCCTTGAAACGAAGCAGTTTTCTGTGACGGAGATCTGCCGCATCTTCCGTGTGCCTCCGCATCTGGTAGCCGATCTGTCCAGAGCCACATTCTCCAACATTGAATACCAGTCGCTGAACTTTGTGATGCACTCCCTGACCCCGTGGCTTGTCCGCATTGAGCAGGGCATCATCAAGGATCTGTTGCTGGAGGAGGAGCAGGATACCTACTTCCCGAAATTCAATGTGGATGGTCTGCTCCGTGGCGATTATCAGAGCCGGATGAACGGTTATGCGACCGGCATCAGCAACGGCTTCCTCTCTCCGAATGATGTGCATCGTCTGGAGAACATGGATCTCATCCCGGCAGAGGAGGGCGGTGACGACTACTACCTGAACGGCGGCTATGTGAAGCTGAAAGATGCAGGGGTGGCACAGCAGAATAAAGCTGCCGCAGCCCAGCAGAATCAGCCGAAAGAAACACAGCCCGACCCGGAAGAAGAACCTGACAGCGATAATCGGCTGAGTGAGAGTAAGCCACGGAAAAATGGAAGGAGAACCCGATGAAGAAATTCTGGAACTGGATCAAAAACAGTGACGATACCAGAATCCTCCGGCTGGAAGGCCCCATCGATGAGGAATCATTCTGGGGCGATGAAATAACGCCGCAGATGTTCCGGGATGAGCTGGAATCCGGCGAGGGGGATGTGACCGTCTGGATCAACTCTCCGGGCGGCAATGTGTTCGCCGCTGCTGAGATCTATACCATGCTTAAGGACTACAAGGGCAGTATCACGGTCAAGATCGATGCGATTGCGGCATCTGCTGCATCCGTTGTGGCGATGGCCGGTGACACTGTCCAGATGAGTCCTGTTGCCATGCTGATGATCCATGACCCCAGCACCGTTGCGATGGGCAACACCAAGGACATGGAAAAGGCCATCGAGGTGCTGACCGAGGTCAAGGAGAGCATCATCAATGCCTATGCTGCAAAGAGCGGACTCAGCCACGCCCGCATCGCCAATCTCATGAGCAATGAGACCTGGATGAATGCGAAGAAGGCGGTGGAACTGGGCTTTGCAGACGAGATCCTCTTTTCAAAGAAAGAGGAGGAGCCGGACAGTGACCCGGCAGACCCGGAGAATCCGGAAGAAGACCCTGACAGTGAACCGGGCGAGGGCGAAGAAAAGAAGCCGTTCCAGAAGGATACGGCAGGGCACCTTTTCTCCAGCCGTCAGATGGATCTAATCGTCCTGAACCGTCTGGGTGTGAAGCCGGAAGATGTGGGCCAGAAACACACTGAGCCGAAGGAACCGCCGGCTGACCCGAAACCGTCAGCAGAGCCGACCCCTCCGGCAGAACCGCCTGCCAATCCGAGGCCTGTTCTTGACATGGACGGCAAGACCGAGGATGGCAGCATCCCTTACAATATCCTGATGAAACAGCTTGAGTGCATGAAGTGATGTGCATTCAGGCTGTTTTTATATCCAATCAACCATCACAAATTTATGGAGGAAACGTACTATGAGTAAGATTCTGGAACTGCGCACCAAGCGCAACACTCTCTGGGAGCAGACCAAGGACTTTCTGGAGAAGAACCGCGGCGAGAACGGTCTGGTAAAGGCTGAGGCCGTGGAGCAGTACAACAAGATGGCACAGGAGGTCAAGGACCTGGGTGCGGAGATCGAGCGTCTGGAGCAGCAGGCACAGATCGAGGCACAGCTGTCCGCACCGACTTCCAGTCCTGTCCACGCTGACCCGAAGAACGGTGCCAAGAAGGATGTCAAGCCGACCGCCACTGCCGAGTATGCCGAAAACTTCTGGAACATGATCCGCAACCGCGGCCATTATGGCGAGGTCCGCAATGCCCTGTCTGTGGGTGAGGACACCGAGGGCGGCTTTACCGTTCCCGATGAGTTCGAGAAGAAGCTGGTGGAAGCACTGGAAGAGAACAACATCTTCCGTGGTATGGCAACGGTCATCCGCACCAGCTCCGGCACCCGCAAGATCCCTATCGCAGAGGATACCGGTGAGGCAAGCTGGATCGATGAGGGCGAGGAGATCCCGGAGAGCGATACCACTTTCGGTCAGACCATGCTGTCAGCGTACAAGCTGGGCACTATGATCAAGATCTCTAACGAGCTGCTCAATGATTCTGCTTTCGACCTCGCCACCTATATCGCCCGCCGTTTCGGTGTGCGTATGGGCAACGCAGAGGAGCGCGCCTTTATCACCGGTGACGGTGTGGGCAAGCCTCTGGGTCTGCTGGCGGAAACTGGCGGTGCCAAGGTCGGTGTGACCGCTGCCCAGAAGGATGCCGTTACCTTCGATGAGATCTTCAAGCTCTACTATGCACTGAAGGCTCCGTATCGCAAGAAGGCACAGTTCCTCTGCAACGAAGCCCTGGTGCTGCAGCTGATGACCATCAAGGACAACAACGGCAACTATATCTGGAAGCCGGGTCTGGAGATCGGCAAGCCTGATACCCTGCTGAACCGTCCGCTGAAGACCTCCGCCTTCATGCCGGAGATCAAGGGTGGCAGCAAGGTCATGGCCTTTGGCGATTACAGCTACTACTGGGTGGCTGACCGCCAGAACCGTACCTTCCGCCGACTGAACGAGCTGTATGCCCGTACTGATCAGGTCGGTTTCCTGACCACCCAGCGTGTGGATGGCAAGCTGATCCTGCCGGAAGCCGTACAGCTTCTGCAGATGGCACCGCAGGGCTAAGAAAGTCTGGAAAGGAGGAGCCGATTATGGCACTGATCCCGCTTTACGAAGCGAAGACCTATCTCCGCGTGGACAGCAGCGATGAGGATGCCCTGATCGGCATCCTTTTATCTTCTGCGGAGCAGATGTGTAAGGACGTGGGACGTTTATCGGAAGACCAGTGGGAGGCAGTCAATGCCGCTGACCGGGATGCCGAGAACGGAGTACAGCCCACAAGGGAACTGGAAGCCCTGCGCAGCACCTGCCGTGTGGCGATTCTGTATGCACTGGGATATCTCTATGAGCACCGGGACGAAGCTGACCATAAGCAGCTGATGCTGACGCTTCGTTCCATTCTGTTTGCTGTGAGGGAGGGGGTGTTCTGATGATCGAGAAACTGAATGAGCGGATCATGATCGAGAAAAGCACGGTCGTGACCGATAAGGTCGGAAACCATCGGAACACATGGGAGGAATATTTCACCTGCTTTGCCTACGCTTCGACCTATCAGGCGCAGGAAGAAGAGGGTGAGGTCACAGCCGAACAGAAGAGCGTGGTGTTTACGGTCCGGTGGTGCAGTGAGACGAGAGGTCTGACTTCCACCGGTTTCCGCATCCGTTTTCGGGAGCAGCTCTACAATATCGAATCCGTTGACCCGATGAATTTCCAGAAGAAAACGCTGAAGATTCATTGCCGTTTGGAAAGGAGACAGCCGGATGAGCAGAACCATCAGCATTGATGAGATGGCTGACGCCATCAACGAAGGCTTAAAAGAATATGCGACCCTTGCTTCCACGCAGGTGAAGAGTGCTGTCCGTAAGTCTGCCAAAACGGTCAAAGACCAGATCTCGGCCAATGCACCGGCCAGAACGGGCGCATACAAAGGAAGCTGGGTGGCGACCAAACAGTCCGAATCCAGCCAGAGCCTTCAGATGGTGGTGCATTCCAAGAACCGCTACCAGCTGGCACATCTGCTGGAAAAGGGTCATGCCAAGCGCGGCGGCGGTCGTGTGGCAGGAAGACCCCATATTGCTCCGGCAGAACAGGCCGGTATCGAGCAGCTCCAGTCTCTCATCGAAAAGGCACTAAAGTAAGGAGGAACCAATGACCCACGAAGAAGTAAAAGCTCTGGTGGAGGAAATGGGGCTTCCTTATGCGTATGACCATTTCGCAGAAGGGGAGAGTCCTGATCCACCGTTTATCTGCTTCCTGTATCCGAAAGCCGAGAATTTCGGTGCGGACAACCTTGTGTACCACCATTTCAACCGGCTGGACATTGAGGTGTACACCGACTACAAAGACCCGGATATGGAAGCAAATATTGAAGAAGTCCTGACCGCACACGAACTCTACTATGAGAAAAGTGAGGTCTGGATCGAAACCGAGAAGATGTATGAAGTCCTGTATGAGCTGACTGTGTGATGCTCATGCGGGATATTTTTATGGGAGGAACACTATGTCGAAGCAAAGCAATAAGGTCAAATTTGGCCTGAAAAACTGCCATTATGCAAAGGCGACCTTTGACGAAGATGGCAGTGTCACCTATGCGAAGCCGGTCCGCATCCCCGGTGCAGTCAGTCTTTCGATGGATGCCAATGGCGAGATCGAGCCGTTTTATGCGGACAATATCGCCTACTATGTCGTGAATAACAACTCCGGCTACGAGGGTGATCTGGAAATCGCACTGATTCCGGAGAGCTTCCTCACGGACATCATGCACGAGGAGCTGGATGGCAACGGCGTGCTTGCTGAGAACGCCAATGTGGAACTGGAGCATTTCGCCTTCCTGTTTGAGTTCGATGGCGACCAGCGCCACATCCGTCATGTGCTGTACAACTGTGTGGCAAGCCGTCCGTCCATCGAGGGTGAGACCAATGAGGACAGTAAGGAAGTCAAGACGGACACCCTGAACCTGCAGGCAACCCCTCTGGCAAACGGTTATGTCAAGGCAAAGACCGGTACTAACACCACCGATGATGTCTATAACAAGTGGTACGATGCAGTCTACGAGCCGCAGGCAGAAGCTGTGGACACCGAAGACACCAGCCACACCGAGGAGCCGCAGGGCTAAGTGACCGACACACACTGCAGGGCTTCGGCTCTGCTTACATTATTATAAAGAGGTATATGATTATGAAGAAGATTTTTCCTTTGTTCGCAGTGATTATCGTTCTGGTGCTGGCTGTCTGCTCGTTCCACATTATCCCCACCGGCTACACGGGCGTGAAGACCAGCTTCGGCCAGATTCAGGAGACCACCATCCAGAGCGGCAAGCTCAACTTCTGCATCCCCTTTGTGCAGAGCATTCACAAGGTCAACAACAAGCAGCAGGATAAACACATCGAAGCACAGGTCTGGGGCGAAGCCTCCGACAAGACTCCTGTGTATGCCGCTGATGTCATCGTGACCTATCAGGTGCTTCCTGAGAAGAGTGCATGGCTGTATGCGAATGTGTCCGACATCAAGAATCTGGTCGGTGACGAGCTGGTGGCATCGGCAATCAAGTCTGCGATGGCTGAACTTGCCCCCAATGAGGTGACGAACCGCACCAAGATCGAGCCTCTGGCACAGCAGAAGCTGGCAGAATCTCTTGTGCAGAAGTATGGCGAGGACGTTGTGTTTGTGAACAAGGTCGTCATCAACGACATGAATTTCGAGGATGCCTACAACGAAGCCATCCAGCAGAAGTCCATTGCACAGCAGAACGCAGATAAGCAGAAGATCGAGAATGAAGCTGCTATTGCCAAGGCAGAAGCGGATAAGCAGGTGGCGATCACCAATGCAGAGGCGGAAGCCCAGAAGACTTCTATTGCCGCAGAAGCACAGGCAGAGGCAAACCGCAAACTGGCAGAAAGCCTGTCCGATACGCTGATCGATTACCAGAAGGTTCAGAAGTGGGATGGAAAGCTGCCCACTGTGAGTGGCGGTAATGCACTGGTCAGCATTGACCCGGCAGAGTAAGAAACACGATATACGGCAGGGCTTCGGCTCTGCCAATTTTACATGAAATTTATGGAGGATTACGATTATGGCAGTTACAAAGAAAATCGAGATCGATGGCAAGGAAGTCACCTTTAAGGCAAGTGCCGCTGTGCCTCGCCTGTACCGTATCAAGTTCGGTCGTGACATTTACAAAGACCTGCGTCAGCTGGAAAAGAGCGTGGGGGAGAACGATGAGGACAATTCCAACCTCGATCTGTTCAGTCTGGAGATGTTCGAGGATTTGGCATGGCTGATGGCCCGTCATGCGGACCCCGCGAATGTGCCGGACAGCCCGGAGGAGTTCCTGGACCAGTTCAACACCTTCTCCATTTACCAGATCCTGCCCCAGCTGATCGAACTGTGGGGTCTGAACGTGCAGACGGAGGTGGAATCCAGAAAAAACCTCGAAAAAGTGAGCGGGAAATGACCACCCCGCTCTTTCTGCTGCGCTGTGTACAGCTCGGTATCAGCATCGCCGACCTCGACCTGCTGACCATCGGGTTGGTCAATGATATGTTCACGGAGCGGCAGAACGACGACTATCCGTACAAAGAGCTGGCATCTCAACATGATATGGATGTCTTTTAGCGATAGATTTTGAAAAACAGACGACCGTGCTTATATTGTGAATGAAATAAGCACAATCGTCTGGCAATGGGTATAAAAAATCCCCCAGCCGTGCACAACTGGGGGAGAAAGAAGGTGGCCCGAAGGTCATCTTCCCGGTCTCGGACCTCGCAAGGTTACCGAAACCTGATCATCATCAAAGTATAGTCGATTAGGCAGAAAAAGTCAATCGGACTTTTCGTGCTTCAGAACTCTCTTCTGGGCAAGTTCGTACACTTCTTCATCAGCACGGACTCCAATGACAATAATCATCATAGATGTCTCAGTACGTCGAAGCTGATAGACAATGCGCAGACCCGCAGAGCGGAGTTTGATTTTCAGAAGTCCTGCAAGGTTAGTGCTGTTGTGATTGCCGAGCGGTTTGCCGTAGCCCTGTTCATCAACAGGCAGTGGATTTTGCTGAACTTTTTTGATGGCTTTCAGAACAAGATTGCGCTGGCTACCATCTAAACCTTTGAGGTCTTTTTCTGCTTCAGGGAGGTATTCAACTTTCCAGCTCATTCGATTTCTACCTCGTCAAAACCGGCGAGATCGTCTTCTGTAACACCGAGACGGCGGTTCATTTCTTCCTCAGAAATCAAAGAGGTGGGATCAAAGTGTGCCATACGTTCAGAAGCAACAGCCAGCAGACGAGCATCATTTAATTCATCCATTAAACGGACATATTCGTCCGGGGAGATGAGAACGCATTCGGCAGCATTGTTTTTCATAACAACCTTGGCACCGCACTGCTTGACATCTTCAAATATTTTTCCGGCAAGACCACGGTTGAATTGGGTGATTGGAACAGTGTTGGTAATAGCACTCATAACAGAAGCCATAATCGTCAACTCCTTTCTTTGATTGCATTATAGCACACGTTTGCAAAAATATCAACCGGTTAGTCGATAAATTTACTGATAAATATATTGTATGCTGAAAGGATGACTTTGATACACAGCTAATAGCATTTTTTCCTTTAGCCTGTCTGCTTCGTGCAGATGGGCTTTTTTCATGCCTGCGAGGAGGTGGTTACACAAATGGCATCCAGAATCCAGGGCATCACCGTTGAGATCGGCGGCGATACCACAAAGCTCTCCAAAGCACTGGAAAGTGTAAACAAGTCAATCAAGGGGACGCAGTCCGGACTGAAGGATGTCAATAAACTCCTGAAACTGGACCCCTCTAATACAGAGCTGGTCGTCCAGAAGCAGAAGATGCTCAAGGATGCCATTGAAGCCACCAAGGAAAAGCTGGCAACTCTGAAAACTGCCGCACAGCAGGCCAATGAGCAGCTTGCCAACGGTGAGATCACCCAGCAGCAGTACGATGCCCTCCAGCGTGAGATCGTGGAGACCGAACAGAATCTGCGATCCTTACAGGATCAGGCGGCGACCACGAATGCGACCCTTGCCAAGATCGATGAAGCCGGAGAAAAGCTCCAGAACATCGGGCCTTCTGTGGAGAATGTCGGTAAGAAGTTCCTGCCGGTGACTGCCGCTGTAACGGGTCTTGGCACTGCCGCAGTGAAGACCGCAGCCGACTTCGATTCCGAGATGAGCAAGGTTTCTGCCATTTCCGGTGCAACAGGGGATGACTTTGACCAGCTTCGTGCGAAAGCCCGTGAGATGGGTGCGAAGACCAAGTTCTCCGCATCTGAGGCAGCTTCGGCAATGGAATATATGGCCATGGCCGGATGGAAAACGGGGGACATGCTGAATGGTATCGAAGGTATCATGAACCTCGCGGCGGCGTCCGGTGAAGACCTCGCCACGACTTCGGATATCGTCACGGATGCTCTTACCGCGTTCGGCTTATCCGCTGCGGATTCCGGGCATTTTGCAGATATCCTTGCAGCCGCTTCCTCCAATGCGAATACCAACGTCAGCTTGATGGGCGAAACGTTCAAGTACTGCGCGCCTATCGCCGGTGCGCTGGGGTTCTCGGCAGAGGATACCGCAGAAGCCATCGGTCTGATGGCAAACAGTGGTATCAAGGCTTCACAGGCTGGTACGTCCCTTCGTACCATCATGAATAACCTTTCCGGTGAAGTGACCTTTGCGGGCAAGAACATCGGTGAAGTTACGATTGCCACCAGCAATGCAGATGGCAGCATGAGGAGCCTGAACGATATCCTTGCAGACTGCCGTGTAGCATTTTCTGGCTTGACCGAATCTGAGAAAGCATCCAACGCAGAGGCACTGGTCGGCAAGAATGCGATGTCCGGCTTCCTTGCCCTGATGAATTCCAGCGAAACGGACATCAACAAATTGCGTGGTGCCATTGAAACCTGTGACGGTGCATCCGAAAGCATGGCAGAGACCATGCAGGACAATTTAAATGGTCAGCTCACCATCCTGAAATCTCAGCTGGAAGAGCTGGCTATTTCTTTTGGCGATATCCTGATGCCCACCATACGCAAGATCGTATCTGCCGTGCAGCAGTTCGTGGACAAGCTCAACAGCGTGGATGAGGGTACCAGGGAAACGATCATCAAGATCGGACTGCTGGCGGCATCCATTGGCCCGCTGCTCATTGTGCTGGGCAAGACCATATCGACCGTCGGCACAGCAATGCGGGGGTTCAGTTCTCTTGCAAAGGGTGTCCGGCTTCTCATCACCCATGTGGGCAGTGCCAGCGGTGTGTTTAGCAAGCTGGGGGTGGTTCTGGGTGGTCTGTCCGGGCCGGTTGTAGCCGTGGTGGCGGTCATCGGTACGCTGGTGGCGGCTTTTATGAATCTCTGGAACACCAACGAGGAGTTCCGTACTGCCATTACCGGTATCTGGAACGACATCGTTTCCAAGGTGAAAGGCTTCTGCGACCAGCTGACACAGCGGATCAATGGGCTGGGCTTTGATTTTAAGGATGTCACTGAGGTACTGAAAGCTGTCTGGGATGGCTTCTGTCAGGTGCTTGCACCGCTGTTTGAGGGAGCATTCCAGAATATTTCGACCATCCTCGGTGTCGTTCTGGATACATTGCTTGGCCTGTTCGATGTCTTTTCCAATGTGTTCTCCGGCAACTGGAGCGGCGCATGGGAAGCGGCAAAGGGCATCTTCTCCAGTATCTGGGATGGCGTGAAGTCCATTTTCTCCACGACCCTTACTGCTCTGAAGAGTGCGCTGGATGTGTTCCTTGGTCTGTTCGGTACGGACTGGCAGACTGTCTGGGGCAGTATCAAGAACTTCTTCGAGACCGTGTGGAACGGAATCAGCAGCTTCTTCTCAAACACAGTTTCTGCTATCCAGAGTGTGGCGACGACTGTGTTCACTGCGGTTTCGAGCTTTTTTACGACTGTCCTTACGAGTATCCAGACGACCTTCAGCACCATCTGGACGGCCATTTCCACAGCAGTTTCGTCTGTGCTGAATACGATCCATACCACGGTGACAACTGTGTGGACGGCGATCTCGACCGCGATCTCTACGGTCATGAACACCATCAGTACGACGATCACTTCGGTGTGGAACGGCATCTACAACACCATCAAGCCTTTGCTGGATGCGTTCAAATATCTGTTTGAGACCATCTGGCAGGCGATCCAGATTCTGATCGGCGTGGCACTGACCGCAATTCAGACGAAGATCACTTCCATCTGGAACGCTATCGTCGCCTTTGTGACTCCGCTCCTGACTGGACTGCAGACGACTTTCTCTACGGTTTGGTCGGCAATCCAGACAGCCATCTCCACGGTGCTGACTGCAATCCAGACCGCAGTGACAACTGTATGGAACGCCATTGTATCCTTCCTGTCTCCGCTGCTGACTGGCATCCAGACTAGGATGAGCACGGCATGGAATGCGATCAAGACAGTTATCTCGACGGTCCTTTCTGCGATCCAGTCCACGGTTTCTTCCATCTGGAGAGCCATCAGTAGCAAGATCTCTGGTGTGGTAAATGGAATCAAATCGGTGGTTTCTTCCGGCTGGAATGCCATGAAATCCACGGTATCGTCCCTCAGTAACAGCATCAAGAGCGCAGCGACCACAGCCTTTAACTCGATGAAATCCGGGATTTCCTCTACGATTTCCGGTATCAAGACCACCATCACGAACGGCTTTAACAGTGCAGTCTCCTTTATCAAGGGGCTGGCTGGACAGGCATTCTCGTGGGGCTCTGACATGATTGGCAACATTGTGTCGGGTATCCAGTCGAGGATTCAGGATGTGGCAAGTGCCGTATCGGGAGTGGCGGACCGTATCCGTTCCTTCCTGCACTTCTCTGTGCCGGATGAGGGACCTCTGGCTGATATGGAAAGCTGGATGCCGGACTTCATGCAGGGTCTGGCAAACGGTATCACGACCAACACCAGCCTTGTGACTGCGGCGGCGGAGAACCTGTCCACCACGCTGTCTACCTCCATCACCAACTCCATGAGGGGAGTGGAGCAGGCATACAGTAAGAGCTGGACAGCCATCAGCCAGACGGCAAGAACCGGAACGGCAGGTGTAAGTGCCGCGATGAGATCCGCATGGAGTTCCATTACGACCAGTACCACCAGCACATGGAACAGCATCAAGACCACCATCCAAACCAGCTTTGCGGCGGTGAAATCTAATGTGATTTCCGCAACAGTAGCAGTGAAAACGTCCATGACCAGTGCATGGAATGCAGTGAAGTCGCTGACAACGACCAGCTGGAACGGAATTAAGAGCGTTATCACCACAGCATGGAACGGAATTAAGTCTCTGACTACTTCGGCGACTGCTTCTGTAAAATCGTCCATGACCAGCGCATGGAACGCAGTGAAAACTCTGACAAACACTAGCTGGAATGGTATCAAAACAGTCATTACGACTGCATGGAATAGTATCAAGTCCCTTACGACTTCTTCTGTCACAGCTGTCCGTAGTACGGTCACAAGCGGCTGGAACACACTGAAATCCACTACGACCTCTGCTTTCAACAGCATCAAGTCCACGGTGTCTTCGGCAATGTCCAGCCTGCGCAGCACGGTTTCTTCTGGTGTTGCAAGTATCAGGAGCAGCTTTAACTCGCTCGGTTCGATTGCTTCTTCGGCATACCGCTGGGGTGCAGATATCTGTTCCCAGATGGCGGCAGGTGTCCGGGCAGCGGCTGGCTCCGTGATTGCAGCGGCAGAAAATGTCGCAAGCAGGGTCAGAAGTCTGCTGCATTTCTCTGTGCCTGACGAAGGACCTCTGTCCGATGCAGACACCTATATGCCTGACTTCATGAAGCTGCTGGCGACCGGCATTAAGAAAAATGTCAAGTCGGTAGTGAAGGCTGTGCAGGGGCTTGCCGGGTCTATGAGCAGCAACCTCACGACTCCGGTGGATTCTCTGGGCGACTGGATGGATTCTGTGGTCGGCAGTTTTGCTACCACGATCAAGAGAAGCCAGAGTGGTATCGGCAGTGCTGCAAGGGATGTGGGCAGCGGTATCCAGTCCCAGCTGATGACCGGGCTTTCCGGACTGAAAACACAGTTCCAGCAGCTCTGGACTGACCTGCAGGGCATCACCAAAACTGCAGTCGGCAGTATGAGCGATGAAGTGAAGCAGGGCTTTGCGGATATGAAGGATTCCATTGGAGAGTTGAGTTCTCAGATCAGTTCCCTTGGAAATGCGATCCGCAGCCTTGGCGATACCTTCGACTCGGATTTCCTAAAGAGCCTGGGCAACGGCATCAGCAAAGTCGGTGACACGGTCAATACGGTCACCGGTCTTGTGGACAAACTCGGCTCCATGAAGAACACAATCGGAAACCTCGGCAGTACGTTGCAGAACCTCGGCAATGTCCTTGGCTCCGAAAACGGAGGCGGTCTGCTATCCAACATCGGCAGTTTCCTGTCGAAGATCGGCAGTGCAGATGGCGGTCAGATCGTGTCGAACTTTGGCAACCTGATCTCCGGGCTGACCTCCAAAATGGGCGGTCTGGGAGAGGGAATCTCCGGCATCATCTCGAAGCTGGGAAGCCTTGGCTCCAGCGGTGGGGGAATCCTGTCGAATCTGGGCGGGCTGCTTTCCGGTGTAGTGTCGAAGATCGGTGGCTTAGGTGGCAGTCTTTCCGGCATCGTATCGTCTATTGGTTCTTCGCTGGGCGGTATTGCCGGGACAGTTGGCACAACGCTTTCCGGTCTGCTCGGTTCTGTGGGTACGACCGTATCCGGTCTGGCTGCTGGCGCAGGTACAGCTCTTGCAGGGGTAGCAAGCTCCGCAGGTGGTTTCCTCGCATCCGCAGGTACAGCACTTGCTGGCCTGGCGGGTCCTGCAGGTATCGCAGTGGCAGCCGTTGGCGGCATCGGTCTTGGACTGACCGCTCTCTGGAAAAACTGCGATGGATTCCGGGAAGGAGTCACGAATATCTGGAACAAGGTCACTTCGGTATTCTCGAATGGAGTAAACGCCATTAAGAATGGTATTTCCAATGCGGCTTCTGCCATCGGCAATGTGGCATCGTCCATCTGGGGCGGTATCAAGAACGTGGCTTCCTCGGCAGTCAGCTGGGGCAAGGACATCGTTGGCGGCATTGCAGGAGGCATCAAGAAGGGTGTGAGCTGGGTCGGCAGTGCGGTCAAGAGTGTGGCAAGCGGTATCCGTTCGTTCCTGCACTTCTCGGTGCCGGATGAGGGGCCGTTGGCAGATGCGGACACCTATATGCCCGACTTCATGAAGCTGCTTTCCGGCGGCATCAAGAAAGGAGAAGGCAGTCTGATCAGCCAGATCAGGTCGATGGCAGCAAAGGTGCAGCAGGGTATGGAGGGTATCAGTTCCTTCAGCCTGCCAGAACTGACCTTGCCGCACTTCGATGGCTCTGGCTGGAACTTCCCGCAGGCAGCTCTGGCCGGAGGCGGTACCACCCGGACGACCAACCTTGGCGGTGTGTATATTACGGTCAATGGCTATAACGCTCGGAACGACGATGAACTCGCACAGACCGTTGCCGATAAGATCAACGGCATGATCCACGAGGATGATTCAGTTTTCAAGTAAAGGAGGAGATGCGTATGGGCTACAACACCCCAAAGCAGACAGTATCACAGTTTCAGTTAAAAGGCAGATACGCCAGACAGTATCTGTCCTTTGCCGGGAAGTCCAGTAAGGACTTCCTATTATATTTGTCTGGACCCGGTGTGTATGATTCCCCGGCTGCGGATGTGGAGAGTACCTCCGTACCCGGCAGGAACGGGGACATCATCACCGAGAATGCAAGGACAGGAAGACGCAGATATCAGAACGTGGATATCAAGTATAAGGCATTTTTCTTCAACGGTCTGCCAGCCAAGACAGCAGCGGTCAAGGCGTGGCTGTTATCTCCGATCGGGTATCAGAAATTGCAGGATACCTACGATCCGGATTTTTTCCGGATGGCGGTCTGCAAGGATGCCCTGGAATTTGATGTGACAGCCCAGAAAGCCGCTGAGATGGAGCTGACATTCAACTGTAAGCCCCAGAGGTGGAGCGTGGATGGGCAGAGGGTGATCCGGCTGGATGGCAGGTCGACCTTAAAGAACCCCTTTGCTTTTCCGGCACAGCCCATCTTCAAGGTTTATGGGGACAGCGGCGGTGAGCTGTATGTAGGTGAGGAGAAGATCACCATCCACAGTATTAAGGACTACGTGCTGCTCAACTGTGAAACGCACAACGCTTACAACGCTTCCGGCTTCTGCAATGAGACCATCCTTTCGGATGACTTCCCGGAACTGCCGGAGGGAAAGACACAGATCACATGGACAGGCGGTATCACAGCGGTGGAGGTGACTCCTCGCTGGTGGACGCTTTAAGAGGGAGGTGCAGCCAGTGATCCCATGTTTATATGCATCAACAGAGATGAAGTTCAATCATAACGGTATTGGAAAGCTGGCAGATGCACAGTCCTGTACCGTAACGGAAAAGAGAAACGGAAGCTATGAACTGAAGCTGGTCTGTCCGGCAGATGGCATCCATGCAGAGATGCTGGAGGAGGGGAATATCATCCTTGCCAAGCCATCCGATACCATGCAGTCTCAGCCGTTCCGCATCTACAAGATCACGACCCCGATTGATGGCAAGCTGGAAGTGCAGGCACGGCATATTTCCTACCAGCTCAACTTTATCACGGTATCACCATTTTCAGTGACCGGATGTGGCGGGGCAATGCAGGGGCTGAAAAGCCATGCGGCTTCTGACTGCCCTTTCGATGTCTGGACGGATGTGGACTCCAGTGCAACTTTTACGCTGGGCGTTCCATCGTCCTTCCGTAACTGTCTGGGCGGCATGGATGCTTCCGTGCTGGATACCTTCGGCGGTGAATTTGAGTGGGATCGCTACACGGTCAAGTTTCATAAAACCAGAGGTGCGGATCACAATGTCCACATCATCTACGGGAAGAACCTGACAGACTTCAAGATGGAGAAATCCATCGAGAACACCATCACGGGTGTGCATCCGTACTGGGTGGATAATGAAACCCAGGCGGTCATGGAACTGCCGGAGAAGGTGGTGCTCCAAAGCAAACGGTCGATCCCCTACCAGAAGATCACCGTGCTGGACTGTACCAGTAATTTTCAGGAAAAGCCGAGCGAAACGGCACTCCGGGAATACGCACAGAACTATATCGACACCACGGACTTAACAGAGCCGGAGATTGATATCAAGATCGACTTTTTACAGCTCTGGAATACGCCGGGGTATGAGGACATCGTGGAAGCAGAGCGTGTTTCCCTTTGCGATACGGTCCATGTGTTTATCTCAAAGCTGGGAATCGAAGTCAGTTCCAAAGTCACCGAAACAGAGTATGACGCGCTACTGGAACGCTATAACAGCATCACGCTCTCAAACTCAACGGTCAGCAGCCGAAATTCTTCTCTGACCGGTTCGCTCAACAGCATCCGGAATACAGCAACGATTGCCTACGATACGGCAGTCCGTGCGGAGACAGCAGTGGGAGAGCAGGTCGGTGGGATCACAGCATCTATCATTTATGATGGTACGCTTTTTGCTGCGCTGTTTGGACTACATTATAAAAATGAGACGGACAGCAAGGGAAACACGACCCGTTATGCATTCAATGCGGCAACTTTGAAACAGTCCACGGTCGCATGGAAGAACAGCTCTGCCGGGCTGTTTGTATCCACGGATGGCGGTAAAACGTGGGGCTATGGCTGGGAGTCGGATGACACGGCAGTCAGGACGGCGATCCTGCTGGAACAAACCCTCAAGGAACTGGATGACCGCTACAAGAAAGCCACGGAGCTTTCCGAGGAGCTGCTGAAGGAACTGGATGAGCGGTACAAAACAGCGACCGCTATCTCTGCCGAACTTCAGAAAACACTCGATCAGCGGTACGAAACTGCCAAAAAGCTGTCCAAAGAGCTGTATGAGGAACTGGATAAGCGGTATGGCACCCTTACGGAAATCTCAGAAGATCTGCAAAAGGAGTTGGACGAGAGATACAGTGCGGCGAAGAAGCTGTCGGAAGAGGTCGAAAAAGAACTGGATGAAAAGTACCAGCCGAGTGTCCCGGTATCGGAAACCGCACCGGAAGCCCCGGCAGCAGATACGCTCTGGGTCGATAAGAAGAACCTGCAGTTAAAGCTCTGGGATGGAGAACAGTGGCAGACCATCGGCTATGAGCCGGAACAGCCAACGGAACCGACCACACCGACGGAACCGGAAAAGCCGGAGCCGGAGAACCCGGACACCGAAGGAAAAGATAATGGGAACAAAGAAGAAACAGATGATAAGAAGACCAATCAGGAAGGAGGGGGCGCGTAATGGTCACAAGCATTTATCAGGAAGTGGAGCTGTCGCTGACGGAGAACCTGATCCCGGTGACAGTTCCGGTTAAGCAGTATGACAACAAAGCACGGAAAGTTCGCTGTGTTTTGTATAACAACTCGGTGCAGTATTCCGTGCCACAGGACTGCATCGTTGCCTGTTCCGGTACCAGACCGGACGGTACGATCTTTCACTACACCAGCGAAACAGCATCCGACCTTGTGTTTGTTGAAAATGGGGCGGTCGTCTTTACGATCACGACCTTCATGACCGCACAGGCCGGGCGGTTTCCGCTGGATGTTGTTATGCTCAGCACAGCGGGTGATGTCCTTGGTTCGTTCTCCCTCACATTGAAGGTGGAGCGGGCAGCCATCAACAACGGCAAGATCGCCACTTATACCTACGCCGGTGTTGTGGAAGCCATCCGCCAGGGACTGCTGGAAGTGTATATCACGGACGATGGCTATTTTGCCGTTGTGTCGGAGGACGGACTCGGCTTCAGTGACAAGTCGGAATCCAGCACAATCCAGAAATTCATCGAAAATCTTTTGAACTGTACGGTTACGGATGACGGTTATCTTGCTTTCACCACCGAGGATGGTCTGAAGCTCATCTTCTCGATGGATGGTGATGGACGATTGATCGTAGAATTTGCAAACGGCTGATAGAGCCGGGAAAGGGGAAAATATGTCGGAATATATCGGCAACCGAATCGTCCCTCGCCATGATGGTGTCTGGGACAAAGCAAAAGAATATGAACCTCTTACCATTGTGTATGAGGAATCCACAGGCGACAGCTATATGAGCCGGAAACCTGTGCCGGCCGGAACGCTTCTGTCACAGGAGGAATACTGGGCGATGTGTTCCCGGTTCTCGGAGCAGATGGCTCTGTACCGTCAGAATACGGCAGAAGAAGTGGAGCAGTTCCGTAAGGATACTGCGGCAGATGTAGAGCAGCTTCGTACAGATACTGCATCAGATGTGGCGGTCCTGCGCAAGATGACCGCGCAGGATGTGGCGGATATCACCCAGAAGGTCGATGCCGCAAATAGTGCGGTTGCGGCCAGTAAGTCCGAGATGGATAAGACTGCGGAAATGCTGAAAGCCCAGATCAATGCCAATGTCAAGGCATCTACGGACAAGAATGCCAACTATGCACAGGAGCTGGTAGATGCCCGTGTGGATGATGAGGGGAAGACTTATCCCACAGCCGGTGACAATATCCGTGCGGTCGGCAGGGTGCGTTCCATGCAGAATATCATGAAGAACTGGGTGATCAAAAATGGTTACGCAAACCAGAACGGCAACCTTGTAGCTTCGGAAAGCTGGCGCGTGGCGCACATGGTCCCGGTCAGCGGTGATGCGATTCTGGTGGACGGTCAGTTCGGCTATATGAGCGGCCGGAATGACTATAACAACGTGGTCTGCTATGACATGGACCGTAAGTTCCTCGGTGGCTGTTTCCGGGCAGAGAGCGGCAAGGTCTATGACAACTATGTGATCACACTGCTTCCGAATACCCGTTTCATCTCTGTCACCACCAATGAAAAGCTGTTCTCGAAGCTCTCGGTGTACCTCTATGACAACATGCTCCCGATGAGATTGCTGTCAAATTACGCAACAGGTTGGCAGTGGATGAACGGCAGCGTGGATATCAGGTTCACGGGCAGCAAGGTGACAGTCACATTCCCGGAGGGAAAGAGTGTGTATGTCTGCCGCCGTACAAATGGTATACAGTACGAGCAGACGAAACTGGTGGCGGAAAACAGTACCTCGTTTGACTTTGCAGTAGTGGGAAAATGGTGGGCGATCTACTATGATGGTGCGGAAGCATCCGCAAACGAGACGGGAGAAAAGACAGAAGTCCCTGTCATTAAGGTGGAAAATACAAGCGGCGATAGCTGGGGCGATCTATTCACAAAGGGCCGCTTTGTGTTTGCGGTCTTTTTTGACTGGAATGTGGTGTACGCAGCCCCTTCGAGCAGCGGTACAGTCATCAACGGGATCGATTATGGCAATCCAGCCAAGATTGCGAATACTGCGATGACCTGGCACAAGTACCGTTCAGCAAAGATGTTCCTCGCTACAGGCCAGTTTGCGATCGATACGGTCAACCGCACCATTCAGGTCACGAAACGTATCCTGGCGGTTGTCGATAACGGTGCTTACTACTGGATCAGTGCTAGTGAGGAGCCGGTACCGATGTTGGATAGTACGGAAGCAGAAAAGCATCACATGCTGATCCTTGCCTATGACTCGTCCATAGATCAGATCAATCTTTACAACACTGCACAGTTCCGGGCATTGGGAGTAAACGGCTACTATATCGCTGCATGGTATGAAAACCATTTCTGGTATCCGCACATGGGTTCTTCTTTCAGCATTGTACTGGATGGCACGACTTATAAGGCTGGTGAGCTGTTCGATGAAGAGCGGCGTGACTACTATATCGAAAAGAAGTATGAGGACCGCTTCCAGCAGCTCCGCACGGATCTTGCCGGTAAGGATTCCCGCCATATGTATCTGGCAAGCGGTGGCATTACCATTGACCAGAATGCCGGTACGATCCAGGTCAGTACCAAGTGTCTGGGTGTTCCGGATACGTTCCACTATGAGTGGATCACGGCAGGCGATCCGGTGGAGATGGCATTTAACACACCCAGCTCGACTTTTGGCATGCCGATGCGCATTCTCGCTTATGACGCTGGTACGAAAACCATCAATCTGTACGACACCAGCCTGTTCCGAAAGCTGGGTACGAATGGTTTCTATATTGCATCCTGGTATCAGAGCAAGCTGTATAATCCGCACATTCACCCGGATGTGAAGTTCATTGTGGGCGGTAAGGAATACAAAGCGGGTGATCTCTTCGCAGATAACGCGGCATCTTTCATCCCGAAGCGTATCACGGATTATGTGCAGAAAGCCATTACTCCGGCTGTAGAGGATGACATCGTGACCCCGTCCCACTGGGACTGCATGGAGGGACGCCAGCTTTCCATCTTCTTTGACTGTCTTTCCCGCCACGATGGCAAGGAAAATCTGTATGTGCTCGCCAGAGGCACGAATGCACCGAGCCTGACCCGGAACGAGTACTGCATGAACTACACGCCGACGAAGGACAGTACGGATTTTGCACTGACCGTCCGCCGTCTGGATGAAGATGACTGCCATACGGTATCGTCCAAACCTGTCCAGGTCAGGGTTCACCATAAGCTGAAGGACAAGCTCACAAAGAATATCTGCATCTGTGGAGACTCTCTCGTGGACAATGGCTCCGTTGCAACGGAAGTGTACCGTCTGCTGGCAGAGGATAATGACTGCGTGATCCACCAGCTGGGAACGAGAGGACCGTCTGGCGGCAAGCACGAAGGACGTGGCAGCTGGACCTTTGCCCGGTATCTGGCAGACACGGATTACGCCGGCAAAACGAATGCATTCTGGGATAAGATCAAAGGCCGTCTGGATTTCCAGAAATACTGTGAGACCAACGGCTATGAGGGTATCGACTACTTCCTGATCGCACTTGGCACCAATGATGTGTCGCAGGGCACTACACTGTACCGCACGGAAGCTGAGGTGCAGAAGTTCGTGGATCAGGCGAAGCAGTTCATCGATGCGCTGCTGGATAAGGAAACGGGCTTCCCGAACTGCAAGATCGGTATCGGTCTTTGTGGTCCCGGCTCGGATTATTCTTATCAGTGCGGTTCCAACATGGGTATCTTCCATATGAGCATCAACACGCTGAACCTTGCACTGATCAAGGCATTTGATGCTGGCAAGTATCGCAAAAACGTGACCTGTTTTGCCCACGGTCTTCGCACGGACCGCCGTCTGGCATTTCCGTATTCGGATAAGCCGGTGACGAACCGATTCACGGAAACCAGCCGGACGCTGACCAACAGCATCCACCCGTCCGGAAGAGGCTATCAGGCATGGGCAGACGGCTATTACTGCCAGATCCGTGCATGGCTGACGGAAGACAGCAAATAAATTTCCACCGTCCCTGACAGACATACCTCGTATAATAAAATAGTAGTATTTATAGACCGCTCTCCAGCGGAATGCTACAATA